ATGGCGGTTGCAGACGAGAATTCAAAGGAGAAGGAGAAGCGCCGTCCACGCGGTTTAGGAGGGCTATTCAAGCGATCCAACGGACTCTGGACCGGATCGGTGGAGATCCCCACCGTGGATGGCAAGCGCCGGCGATCCGAGGTTTCGTCGAAGGACTACAAGACTGCGGTGGAGAAGCTGCGCAAGCTCCAGGATGACGTCGCCAACGGCATCCTCCCCGTTACCGGTAAGACGACCGTTGATCAATGGATGACCCGCTGGCTGGAATCAGTCCACGGCCCATCCCTGCGCCCCAAGGCCCTCAAGTCGTACTCAGATACCTATCGCCTGCATATCAGCCCATACATCGGATCCAAGCGGCTGGACAAGCTCACCTCCGAAGAGATCCGTGGTATGCACCGCATCATCCAGAAGGGTTTGGGTGCACAGAAGGCATCGACACGCAACGCGCAGCTGGCGCACATCGTGCTATCCAGGGCGCTTAAAGACGCGCTGCGAGAAGGGTTGATCCGTCGCAACCCTGCTGATGCGGTAGCCACTCCGAAACATACGACCAAGGAGCGTGAACCGCTCGACATCCCATCGGCCAAGCAGTTCCTTCGCTGGCAGATCGACAACAACGACCCCCTAGCGACACGTCGGGCCGCCGCCTTCCTTACTGGCTGCAGGCCGGGGGAGATGATTGGACTGACATGGGACCGGTGTGACCTCAAAAACGAGCTCATGGACATCTCCTGGCAGCTCCAACAGCTCACCCAGATACACGGGTGTGGTGAGGCCGCCACCGATGGCAAAAAGTGGCCATGTGGGCGCATAAAGGCCGGATACTGCCCCGAACGGAAGTGGGATCTACCTCCAGGATTCGAGCACGAAGTCTTGCACCGGTCACTAGTGCTTACCCGGCCCAAGACGAACAAGGGAACGCGCGTGATCCCGATCGCGCCACCCTTACTGGCGCTACTCACCGAGTATGCGAAAACCCAAACCGGACCTAACCCGCACGGACTGGTTTGGCATCACCCCGACGGCAGGCCGATATCACCGCGGGAAGACCATGCGCTCTGGAAAGAAGCGCTCGAGGGTGCCGGCCTACCGGACTCGCCCCCGTACGCATCCCGGCACACCGTTGCCACACTCCTCATGGAGGCCGGTGTGGAGGAGATGGTGCGAATGCAGATTCTCGGCCAATCCTCAGTGCAGGCGCATCGCGGATACACGCATGTGAATCAAGCCCACACCAGGGCGGCGCTGTCGAACCTCAACGAGCTGCTGGGCTAGATCGGACCGATCTCCCCTTGGTGTTGTGGGCACAGATGCACTGACGCGTATTGCGCGAATAGGGTGGCGTAGTAGTCACTGTTGTCGCTATCGCTGTTGTACGCGCTTTTCACGGCGTTGATTGCAGCCACGGAACCACCGGTGTCGAAGCCCCGGCACGCCCGATATCCAACTTTGACCGCGTCCTGTGCACACCTCGCGCACGTGATTGCGTAGTGGTCCAACGATTGGATCGAGGCGATGAACCCGATCTCATCGGCTGGTGGTTGTGGAGCGAGCAAGGTGGTCGGTGGCGGCTGTAGGGCCTTCGGGGGCACAGGTGGTATTGGAGTGGGCGGCAGCAGAACGTTTGAGCTTATTACAGGAGGTGGCGGAGCGGCGGTTGCGGCAGTGGATGTTTCGGCTCGATCCTGTTGAATGAACACGTATCCGCCGCCCGCCGCCAGGGCGGCGACTGCGGCTGTAGCGGCGAAGATGACCCCGCTGATTAACCAGTTGCGCCGGCGGGGATCGTCATACGGTTCAGGCTCTTCAAGCTCTTCCGTCTCGGACCAGGCGGTGGGCGCTGTCTCAACAACGCCAGTTTCGGCTAGTGCTGTCGGCGACACCATTGTCGGTTCCTGCTCTTCCATCGCACCCTCCCTTGACCTGCACATTCTACGGCTTGGGCAGAATCCTTTGCGCCAATCTGGGGGAATCGGAGGCGGTCCAACTCCTCGAAATGCTCACCGCTCCCATGGAACGCCATTCTGTTCGTACCACTGCTCGCGCCTTTCCTGTGACCACCATGGCGCGGGCGGGCCGAGGGGGTGGGTGAAGCCCCAGCGGAACGCGGGGTATTGGAACGGGAACAACCAACGAAGGAATCTCATTCTGGTTCGTCAAAAAGCGGTTAGGCACACCGGGGCACGCAGTTCCAGCAGTGCTCGGTACTCGCCGTCTTGGTAGACAACGGTGTTTCCGGTGCCATTGGCCGAACGTCCTAATGTTGCCCCCGGCCAACGTATGTCGATAATCCCTAGCCAGTGGATGAGTTCGGCTAGCGAGAAGCGCCCTCTTGTGAGGATGTCTGAATCTGCCAGCACTCAATTATCCGGCGTTTCAGGCGAAATCGCGGTGTCTACGGCGTTCGGATTCTCCGTAATCGGTTTACAGTCACCGGATCGGACTTCAGGGCGTCTTCACTTTCTAGGATCCGGTTGAGCTTCTGGTAGTACCTCACGGGGGAGAGTCCAAACTTCTCGCGTATGGCGTTCTCCTTGGTTCCGGGTTGCTTCCACCAGATGCGTTCAAATTCAAGCACTTCAGCGATTTTCACGGTATCCATAGCCATTCGTCCCCTAGTTCATGTTCAAGCTGGGCGGTCTCTATCGGGTCGAGGGTGGACATCCGGGTGCGCAGCGTCGAGCCGTCAACCCATAGCCCCTCGGCGAGTTCGGCTGGGTTTCGTGTCCATCGCAGCCCGTCGATCAGTTCGTCGAATGGAATGAGCCTGCGCGCGGCGAGTTGATCGACGATGCGTTCCTCGCGTGCCGCAGCTTGTGGGTCCGCAGGCAGGGGGCCGCGTTCGAGGTGGATCAGTTCGTGGGTCAGGGTGCATCGCCGATGGACCTGCTGCAATCGTTTGCACAGCCAAATCTTTTGGCGCGTGAAGCTGGTCAGCCCCCACACTTGTTCGGGTAGTTCCCGGCGACAATTGATGACCACATGGGGGTAGTGATCAGCGGCGTAGCGCCAGGGATGCCATCGTTGGCTCATGCCCGTGAAGCTAGCGTTACCTACCGACAAAAACGGCTTTGACCAGGAATTACACGGATGTCATTCCTTGCGGAAGCAAAGAAACCTAATCGCTGTCGCGTGAGCCTGACGTATCACTGTTGTCACGATGCTGCTGCGTCACCGTTGTCACCAACGCAGTGCCGGCCTGCACAATCGGTACCAGGATGCCGATCAGCGCTTGGGGGTATCCGAGGAGTAGGCCGGTTATTACGGCGGCTAGGCTGAACGCGCTGATGGACCAAAGTTGCCACTGGCCCCGTTTGATCGCTCCAGTGTCGGCCTCGGCAAGGGAGCGCCGTACGTCGGATTCGGCACTTACGGCTATGTGGACGGTGTCGGCGCGTCTCTCGGCGATCTCGACCTCACGTTCGATCACGCTCATGTGACGTTCTTTCAGGGAGATGAGGCGATCAAGGGTGCCCGGTGCGATCGCTTCGTATCGCACTGCATCATCGGGGTGTGGCAGATCCCCTGACCATTGGGAAATGATCGATCGTGGTCGCCCGGCCTTAGGTAGGTGGTCGACTATCTCGGCTTCTAAAGCCTCTTCGGCGGAATCTAGTTCGTCGCGCGCCGCGCGGAGCGCACCATTCTCACTGCGGACTCCATGATCGCTGTCGCGCTCGTCTCCATCCGGCGCTGCGGCGTCAGCAGAGGTCTCGGGGTCATGCTCGCCAGGTCGACGCCCCGCTGGCGAGCGCGTTTCATCGCTGCCCGTGCGGTCGTTTCCTTCATGACTCAACGATAGCTCCTTGTCATGCGGTATGTGAATGTGTTGTGCATGACGCTATCGGTCGGCATGCGGTTCAAGTGGGTAGATCACGAGTCCATGGGTCGCTGCGGCTTATCCTCGTCCGTCACCCTGCGTGCGGCTAGGCCGTAGTCGCCTGGGTTGAAGTCGACCTCCAAGTCGGATCTGTTGGGGTACATCACCTCCTCGTTTTCGTTGCCTTCCGGCGATGCTGACGGTTGCGGGGACGGGGTGGGGTCGGATGATGCGGCATGGAGGCCCTCCTTTTGTCGTTGGTCCCAGTAGCTCGTGTTATTGAATCCGTTGAGTTCTAGTTCTTGCTTGTCAAGAAACAGCCGTTGTAAAGCCGGTCGGGCAGCTGGCCCAACGCCTGCGGTCAGGAGTTGATCTGCCCAAAGGTTGGCCAGGGCGACGGCGACGCGGGCATTCTGCGCCATCGCGGCTCCAGGATCTGGGGACTCGTCGGCAACCTGACGCATTGCTGCAAGGGCTGCTTCCCATGCGGTTAAGTACCGCGGTGCGGTTTCCATCGCATGGAGATCGTCGACGGTTACGCCAGCGTGTTCTGGTCTTGGTGGGGCCGGTTCCGAAGGGGCCGGGTCGACATCAAGGGGCTCAGGCTCGGCTCCCTCGAAAATCTTCCTGACCGAGTGCTTGGCCCAGCCGAGACTCTTCTCTAGGCGTCTATACGAAAGCTCGCTGACCTCCTGGCCATTCTCAATGGCACTCATTGTGGTGCTCGAAGGGCCGTTCGGCATGTTGTCTTGCCGGTACCCCAGCCACTTGCGCCGACTCTCAACGATCTGTCCAAGTCGAAGTCGGGCTTGTTGCGGGGATTCGAGCCGCTCCTGACGTTCGGTCATACGGCAAGACTGCCAAAAATTTTTGGCAAACCATAGTCCCATTCGGCTAACGACATGGGTGTGAGCAGCCGGAGCGCCGAATCTCACCAGTAGCATTCTGCACGCCAGGGCAAAATTGCCACAGAATTGCTTGCGCTTGCGACGGTTAGCCGTTACAGTCGTCCGCATGGGAAGCAAAATTGCCGCAAAACGGCGATATGACCGTCAGCGGGAGCGTAGAACCCCGCCTCATGTCAGCCTCCAGACCTTCCGCTTGGCGTTGAAGCGAATCGACCCTGATGGGCACTGGGACCTAGACGACGTATGCGAACGCATCGAAGCGATCCACGGCGACCGTCCAGCGCGCGGCACGTTGAGTGCTATCGAGAACGGGGCGCGGGGAGCGTCGGCGCAACTGCTGGCCGCCCTCGAAGAGGCGTACAACCTTCCGGCTGGCTCGATCACCACGGATTACGCTCCGCGCGCAACCCCTGCGACATCCGAGGTGGCCTAATGGCCGCCGATCTAGTGCTGATGGACGACGGACTGACGGTCGAATTCGGCAACTCTGACGAATGCTCAGACCTCACCGCACAAGAAGCTGAGGCGGTGACGGGTCGCATCCGTCGGTGGGTGAACGACTTCCCGGTGGCGGATGTGGTGCTGGCATTCCGTGGCCGAGTGTGGATCGCGCTTGCGTATGCCTCGTGGGCCGAATGGTGCGAGTGCGAGTTGGGCGGCTTGAAGCTACCCGCCCCGAAGCGTCGCGAGGTTGTGGCTGAACTGGCGGGCGAAGGCATGTCGAACGTCGCGATCGGCAGCGCGCTGAATGTCGATGAGGGCACGGTGCGTAATGACAGGCGGTCGGCAGGGTCGGAAAATTCCGAGGCTGAACGAAAGCGTCGCGGCCAGGACGGCAAGGACTACTCCTCGCCGCATCCGAAACCGACTGCCCCGCCACCCGAAATCGTTGTTGACGCAGAGATCGTGTGCCGCGACTGCTACGGAAATGGTTGCGAGACCTGCTTTCCAGAAGACGAACCCGCCACCGACGAACAAATCGCAGCGATGGCCGAGATGTCAGACGACGAGTTTGAAGCGGCCTTATCCGCTGCACGCGCAGATGGCGACCTCAGTGCCGGGAATGTCATTAAGCATGGTCAACAGGCCGACGATCTGCAATCAGATGAAGTGCCGCAGCGCAAGTCGCCAGAGCCGCCTATCACCAAATCGTTCTCGACCGCTAACTACAGGCTCACGCTAGCGGTCAAAGCGGTCGTACGTCTCAGCGAGAACGACCGCTTCAAAAAGAACAAGGACCAGATCTCTGGCTGCCACCTGAGCGATCTGATCCGTGCTCGCGACGCCCTCGCGGGCGTCATCCAACAACTAGAAGGGTAGCACCTCAATGTCAGTACACCAGCTCAAGATGCAGATCGAGAAGCCTAGCCAATCCATCATCTACGTCGACCCAGCGATGGCGAGGCGCGTTCTCGCCAAGAACACTCGAAACCGACCAATCTCCGAAACGCATGTTAAACGCCTCATGGATGAGATGCGTTCTGGAAGGTGGCAATACAACGGGGAGGCCATCAAGTGGTCCGTTGACGACGTTCTACTCGATGGGCAGCACCGCCTCACCGCGCTATCTCGGATGCCCGACGACTTTCCGGCACTGCCGTTCCTGGTTGTCCGTGGCCTACCCACAGCTTCGCAAGACACGATGGACCAGGGGCGGACCCGATCCGCTGGTGATCAGCTGAACATCGACGGCCTGATCCGCAACGCCGACAGCAAGGTCATCGCTGGAGCCATTCGCGTATACATCGACTGGCAGGGCGGCGGCTTATTCCGCGACAGGGCGTCTAACCGGGTGAGCAACCCCATGGTTATTGAATGGGCACAGAATCATCCGATCGAGATATCCATCATGACAGCAATTCTCGGCACGGAGATGCGCCGAGTTAAGGCACGTCCAAGCCTCACCTTGGCTGTACTGCTCCACTTCCATCTGATTGACGGGGAGGCTGCCCGCGAGTTCTGCGCGGGGCTATACACCGGAGTTGGTCTCAGCGCCGGCAATCCCATTCTTGCGCTACGGGACAGGCTGGACCGAATCTCCACACAGGGGTTCAAGAGCACCGACCGTGACACGATCGGATTATTTGTACTCGCTTGGAATGCCTGGCGGAATGACCGGAAGCTGACTAAGTTTCAGCGGCCCGCCGGCGGCTCCTGGACCCGTGACACCTTCCCCGAGGCGGTGTGAGGTGGTGACAATCTTCAGTAAGGAAACGGACCTTCAGGAGAACCTTCTGGATGGCACGGTCTACTGCTACGAACCAGTTCCCGGCGAGGGGGGGGTCTACGTCACGATCGCTGGCCGGGACGATCAGGTCTACATCGTCGCTTTCGACATGGCAGATCTGGGCTACCTGAAGCGCGCCGCAGAGTATGCGCAGTCTGCCGAGAATCGTGAGTCGTCGAGCGAAGACTTGGCGCGAGTTACACCGACCGGGATGCCATTCCTCCTTGAACTGGCGAAGGACGAGTTTGGCGGTGGTGCGGCATGACCAAGCTCTCCTACAACCGCGAGGAAGCCGCACAGGAAGTCGGAATCTCCGTCGACAAACTCGACCAGGAACGCCGCGCGGGCCGGATCTGTCCCCGCTATGTCGGCAGTAAGCCCGTATACGAGCACGACGAACTCAAACGATGGCTGGAGTCCCTGCCTTCTGAACCCAAGTCGGCGTAGAGCTTTCAACAACTGAATAACCCCCGAACGCTGGGGCGGGACATCTTGGCGGAAGACCGCCCCAGCGCCACTGCAACCAACACCTTGGAGGTGTGGCGTGTTCAAGCGTAGATCAATCACGGCTGTAGCCGTAATCCTCACCGCGGTTTCATGTGCTCCACCAGCTCACGCGGACTCGGCTCAAGACCTGGCCGAAAAGTACGGCATCTCAGTATGCCGAAGTTTGGATGCTGATCCCACGATCGATGGGGTTCTCAACACCGGGGTATCACTCACAAAAAAAGCGAACATCGATCCGTATGTAGCGGGACAAGTGTTGGCGTACAGCGCAATCTGGTTTTGCCCCACGCACATCACTCTCTTGAAGCGGTTCGCCGACTACCACAAGGGAGGGCGAGAAGCATGAGCGGGCGGGAGCGTATAGAGCAAGCAGCCAAAGAAAACGGGTGGGCGGTGCGGCGCGTAGGCGGTCAATCGGCACTGGAGTTCTCTAAAAAGGGTGAACTGCTATTTGTCGGTTTCGATCGGGCCATGCGTCATGTGATGTTCGCCGATGTGGACACGTTTTTCACTACTCATATGACCGAGCCGCCAGAAGCTATCGCCGACCAGGTTATCGCCTACCTACAGCAGGGCGAGGTGCGGTCATGACCGTCGAAAGTGCTGTAGAGCGAATCGTTTACGACTGCGCAGCCGACATTGACTTGGAAGAAATCGAGGAGATGTTTGCCTCTGTCCGCAGTCAACTACCCAACCCGGAGTCGGTGTTGTGGCGGTACGACAAGTGTGAACTGGAGACCTACACGGCGCTTAGCGCTGAACTCAAAGTCAACCCACGGGCATTGAACGCAGAGATCCAGCGCGCATGTACCTGCGCGCAAATCGGAATGGAGTTCAAGTACTCCGAAGATGAAGAGGGTGAAGCGGCATGAGCTCACCAGTTGCCGTCATTGTCGTAGCGGTCATTGCCGTGGTCGGCATTCCGATCCTGGCGATCGGGGCATTCTTTGAATGGGAGTGCTGGAAAACCGAGCATCGACCCGGCTATGTCTCGCCCCTGCTAGCGCGTGGGGAGGACTGATGCGCGAGCTATTCACGTTCCCAATCTGCCACGCACACCAAGTGTTCCACCCATGTAGGCCGTGCGAGAGGGAGCAGGCCCGTAACCAGGTCAAGAACTGGACCGCTATCGGGTGGCTGCTCACGTTCTCGGTGTTTTTCATGGTCGTTCTATGGTACTCGGCAGGTGGGCGATGAACATCCGAGAACTAGGCGCCGTGGACCAGCTGTTCGCGGCAGCCAACGACCACCTTTCCGAAGCGGTGATCACCGTGAAGGAAATGGTTGATGCACATGGACCAGAAGAGGTGTGGGACAGATTCATCCGTGTGCTGACCGAACGTATTGAAGCAGGCGATTCGGATATCAAGACCATCGTCCATATTCACGCTACAGCGTTGATCCGGTTAGCGAGGCAGTCATGAGCCTGTATGAATTCCACTGGCGCAATGGTGTATCCGAAGAGCTGTATGGCGATAGTGCTGCCGACGCTCTCGTCCGTGCTGGTTATGGAAGTGGCGCACTAGCCGCGCTCGACTACTACGAAGAGAAGCGGGGGGCGTCACAGTGAGGGATCAAATCATTGCCGTCATGGTTGTAGCTGTCCTCGCCCTGATGATCGCATGGCAGACATCCGATACTCGGGAGTGGCGTAAGGAAAGCAAGGCCCTGCGCCGTGAAATCGCCCGCCTGTCAAAGCATCCCTCTACCTATGAGCCTGAACCACTCCCGTATATGCAGAGGTTGTATGCGGACGATGAGTAGGTACACGATCAATCATGACGAGGCCGATGCGCGGGTGTTGTTGATGTGCGCGGAAATGCTCAAGCACCTTGACCTAGCCGGCCGTGGCGGTGTTGATGTGTCCGCTTCTATTGCCGAGGTTATGGCCAGGCGTGATGAAGTGTTGCGTTCCAGGGGTATTGAGCCGAACGGGCAGGGGACATGCAAATGAGTGGGTTGAGTGATGCGCAGCGCGGGGCGCTCAAGAGTTGCTTGGAAGAGATCTATTTCGGGTACGGCGAGAAGGATTGGGAACGCCTCGCTGGTGAAGCTACTGATCGGATCGCGTCTGCGGTGAGGACGGCGTCATGAGCGACTACATCAAGGATGTTCTTAAAGACGCTATCGAGGAAGAGCTTTCGTTGGGTGGTGATGCGGGGACTGTGATGGCCCGTATCGGTGAGGTGTTGTCAGAAGAGGGCTACAGGGTGGTGGCGTTGTGAAGCTGGAACCGACCGAAGCGCAGCGGAAAGCCATGAGGCACATAGCGGGGATTCGGCTCGATGCAGCCGCGCACCACCGCTTTAAGCCTGATCCTGAAGAGTTCCTTACTGAGCTAATCGCTGCCGCTAACAGCATCCCTGAGGGGCCACCTGTTGGCACCATCGCACGACGACCAGACGGGGAGTGGATTGCATGGCGCACCGAAGACGGTTGGGGGTACCGGTTCATCGGGGATGAGGAACCGAACGAATGGCCTCCCGGTAGTAGCATCGCCGACTTTTGGCCGCAGATCCGCCCCGACGAGTGGCCCGAACAAGTAGGGTTGGATTGGTTCCCACCTGGCGAAGAGCCGATTGTGCCTCGGCCCGACCCAACAGCACAACAGGAACCGGGGGCGTTCAACCGCTTTCCGGGAATTGAGAATCCCACCACCTCCGACTACATCGGGGCGGCTGTTGCCGATGAGCAGCTGAAGTTGGTGTTCGCTCTCCGCGATGTGCGTAAAGAGCGGGGTCTGGAAATAGCGGAAGTGGCAGAGGCCGCAGACGTGCCCGCCTCTGAGATCTCCATGTTTGAGAGCGGTTCGAGTAATCCGACTTTGTCGTTGGTTCGCCGTTACGCCAAGGCGGTGGGGGCGGTTTTCACGGTTGATGTGCGTAAGTGGGAAGACACTCAGCCACAACGGGAACCGGCGCTACGCGAACGGTTTCCCGAGCAGGCATCGGCTTACGTGGCCGACCCCGAGTTAGCCGAGGTTGACGATGAACCACTCCCATCCGGGTCACTGATCACCCCCAAGCCCCGTACACCCCGTGTCGTTGACCGTCTAGGGGTAGACGAGCAGGGATCACGGTGGCGGGATGAGAACGGATTAATCCACTCGTTCACGGAGGGTGCAGACGGTGGGCGATGGAAGACGCAGATTGGTGGGTCCTGGTACCCGTGGGCGAAGGGTGTAGTGCCGCATGGCGGCGAGTACACCGAAATCCTTGAGCCCCGTGTACTAGCCAGCCTGGCCTATAACGAGGCGCGCGAGGGCGCGGTGTGGAGCATCGTCACCAAAGCGGGGGTTAGGCGCCTGTTTCAGTGTCAATCCGACAGGTGGCACACGCGACTCGACCTTCCTGGTACGCACTGGACACTATGCGAGAACTTCGGTGACGGCCCCTACACCGAAGTTCTCGGTGATCCCTCATGACTCGTGGTGTCCGTATGTCCGATTGGCTCGCAACCGATTACCGGCGTCTGTCTGATCCTGGTCCTGCTGTTCCTGACTGGTTTTGGGTTGATGACGAGTACGACGAGAAGGGGAACCCGCGGTGAGTGAGACGGCTAGAGCGGCGGTTGCTTATCTTGCCGCACTGAACGTGTTGGGCAAGGCCGCGCCGGCCGCGAAAGAAGCAGTGAAGGCTGAGCTTGTCCAGGGCGACGGACTGGCCGGGTTTATTGACGGACACAAGGTCGGCACCGCCACATGGGTCACCTCGAACCGTGTCGCCACAGTCGCCGACGAAGCGGGATTTGTGCAGTGGGTCAAAGACCACTGCGGCGAAACCGAAATCGTTGAGGTTGTGCGCGAAGCGTTCCGCAAGCACCTGTTAGTCAATGCCCTTGAGCAGGACGGCCAAGTGTGGCTGCGCGGCGAGGTATGCCCTTATGTGGTGTTCGAACAACTCAAAGAGCCCTACGTGAAGATCACCCCCACTAAGGATGCCGCCGAGATCGTGTCAAACGCACTCGCCAGTGGGCGGCTATCGCTTGACGGAACCGTGAAAGCCCTGGAATCCAACATTATTGATGCGGAGGTTGAATCATGACCACCATCTACCAAGCGCTATCCGAGGTGATGAAGGATGTCGGAGCCGTCCGCAAGGGTGAGCGGAACCAGCAGCAAGGCTTCTCATTCCGCGGGATCGATGCAGTCACATCGGCGGTGTATCCAGCTCTCACGAAGCACGGCGTGATCGTTGTACCGAAGGTCTTGGACTACGAGTACGGGACTGTTGAGGTGGGCCGCAACCGCACCCTCATGGGGCATGCACGGCTGACAGTAGAGTTCACCTGGTATGGACCAGATGGTGACTCGATCACCTCTGTCGCCGCAGCAGAGTCAATGGATGCCGGCGACAAAGCTACCGCTAAAGCGCACTCAGTGGCTTTCCGTACTGCAATGCTACAAACCCTCTGCCTACCAACGGATGAGCCGGACCCAGACTCACAGGTGTATGAGAGGTCATCGGCACCCCCAGAGCGCACCGACGTAGACGACGCACTCGACGAGCTCGCCGCGGCCTGCACCGAGAACGGGTGGGACCAACGTGAGACCGCAGGGAAGTTCTTCTCTGAGCATGGCAAGCCCCCGCGGCAGTGCACCGCAGATGTGATCCGCAAGTTCATTGGCGATTTGATCAAGCCTCACCCCGCGGAGCGAGCGGAGGCCGCTAGTGCCTAGGCCGGATATCGGGGATGTGCGCGCCGGCCTGCTAACAGTGAAGCAGGCGGCCAGGATCCGAGGATGTAAACCCAAATATCTTGAGCAGTTGGTATGGCAGGCGGTAAAGGCGGATGTCCTGGAACGGGATGGGGCCTGTGTTATCTGCTCCCGCCCGGACGGGGTGTTGGACGTTCACCACCGCATGGCCCGCGGGAGCGGCGGAACTTCCGTGGCCCATATCGCTTTCGGTATGGCCAATCTGATCACTTTATGCAGAGAGCACCACATGTGGGTGGAGGGTAACCCCGACGAGGCTCGCGAGCATGGCTGGAAGTTAGACCATGGCGACACCCTGCCGGCGGATCTTGAGGTTCTGAGGTTCGGCGCAACAGTCCGTCTCTTTGACGACGGCTCTTTCTTGGCGGTGGTGGCGTGATGGCAACGTTTGATCCGCTGAATGTGGAGGCCGCTCTTCAGGGATATCCGGTGTCGTTGTCAAAACCGGATCGTGTGGTGGCGGCGAAAGCCCTAACCGCTCAAGGGTTGTCCGGGACAGAGGTGGCGCGCCGACTGAATGTTACCGACCGCCAGATCGAGCGGTATAAGGCTGAGCCGATGCCTGAACCTGAAGGCCCTCCAGAGGTGGATTACGAGTTCTGCGGCAACGAAAACGTTTTGGTTCGTAAAGCCACCGAGTTGATCCGGTCTCTGCGAACCAAGGATCACTTGGAGGTGTTGGGGGATTGTGTGGACTTCTGTGCCTGGCATCCGGGTGTAGCGGCACAGGTTATGTGTGCGTTGGCGTTGTGGGCTGATTCGGGGGAGTGGGCGTTGGGGAGGTCGGCGTGACTGTTTGGCCTACCTACCACTTCTGCCGTTGTGGTCATCAGAGATACCAGCATAACGGTCAATCAGCTGAGTGTTACGGGGCTTTGGATGACGGTGTGACCCTTTGTGATTGCGGAGGGTTTGTTGAAGACAAGAAGGAATGCGCATGAGCGAGCCTAAGAACGCCAATGAGATCATCACGCAAGCCGCGATCAGATGGTACGGCCCCGCCTTCACCCTTGGCAGCGCCGGATTTGGTGGCTTCATCCTTGAAGAACTGAAGGCCAACGGATACGCAGTAGTAGAACTACCGAGATCCCTGCCGGTAACACCGGAGGTGCAATCCGGGTGTGAGCACACATGCCTTATTGGGTCTGATCTTCTCGCCGCTGCTGCTGCGGCTGCACGTGATTCGGAGGAGCGATGAGCGACCTGCGGGAAGGGCTACTTTTTCCCAACCTCCTAACCCGTTCTGAACGTCGTGAATTGGATCGCGAACCAGAGCCCAGATTCCTGTATCAGAGCATGGGCGCGGGGTGGCAGTCGACGGCTATAGCGCTCTTAGCGGCGCAGGGGGTCATTGAGAAGCCCCGGTTTGCGGTATTCGCCGATACCGGCTGGGAGCCACCGGAGGTATACGCGCATCTCGCTCGTCTAGATGAGGAGGTGTTGGCGCCGGCTGGGATAGCCCTGGTGCGCGTTCGGGCAGGGAGTATCTACGACGAGGCTTTGGACCCCCACTTTCCAAGATCCCTGCCGTTGTACACGAGGGACCCAAAGACTGGCGAGCCAGGCGGTATTACCAGCCGGGCCTGCACAACCAACTTCAAGATGATCGCCATCTATCGGTGGTTGCGTGAGCAGTTGGGAGCCAAGGTAAGCGAGGGGTCCTGCACTTTCTGTAGCGGCGAGGGGCAGCGCAATGCCCCCTGGTTGGTGAAGTATGGACACGAAAAACCCTGGGGTATCTGCTCGGTCTGCCGGGGGACTGGCACTGTCCGGAAGGTTGGCGCGCCACCACAAGGGGTGTGGGCGCGCAGCTACGTGGGCTTCTCTGCTGATGAGATGGGCCGGATATCGCCGTCGCGCGTGTCCTACGCCTTCGACACTTTCCCTTTGGTTGGCAGGGATCAAAACGGCGAGGTTGTGCCGCCTGATCTTTCAATGTCTCGGCACGACTGCGGTGAGTACAACACGCGTCACGGATTCCCTGAGGTGATGAAGTCGGCGTGTATCGGCTGTCCGTGGCATTCGGACGCTGAGTGGATCCGCATCAAACAAGATGAGCGGCAGTGGCAGCAGGTTGTTGATCTGGACCGCAGTATCCGAAACACCCCCGGTTTAGACAACGAAGCCTTTCTCCATAAGAGCCGCATTCCTATTGAGGATGTGACTTTCGAGTCGGCGGATGACGTTGAGCGTCCCAGCTGCTCTCCGTACGGATGCCGTAGCGGGCTGGATACCGATTCCGTGGCACCGCCCTCGCTTTTCGATGACGACTGGATCGATCTAGAGGAGACCGCATGACCGACCTTTGTTCCTGCGGCCACGATCTCGATGAGCATCAACGTCACTACGGCACTTGTAAAGCCACTATCCCTGGTTCTTTTGAGCCTCTTTACCGGTACTGCCCTTGTGGGGGATTTGATAGGAGTGACGATGAGTGACGAGCGTCTGGATTCCTTGGCGAAAGAACTCTGCGAGAAGCGTTCTGTGTCCGCGCCGCTGCGATGGGATTCGCTCACATCTGACCAGAAAGACACATGGCGGCGGATGGCTGCGCAGCGCCTCAACGACCAGGAGGCGGTGTAGATGGGCTGGATACGCGTCTCTGATGACTTCTACGACAACGACAAGTTCAGTGAAGTCGGACCACTGGGGGTGGCGCTGCACTTCGCGGCGATGGGTTTCTGTAACCGGAACCTAACGGACGGATTCTTCAAAAAGAACAAGGCTCGACTTTTCCTTGACTTCGACGACATCGGTATCACCACTAGTCAATCGGATTGCTTCGGTGTTGGCGTCGACGGTGATGACGCGGTGAAGTTGGTCATCGAATGGATGATGGCATCAGAGCTTTGGCACGAGTGTGGCCATGGGTGCGAGGAATGTCATTCCCGCGAAGACGGCGGCGAACCTGGCGGCGATGAGTACCTGATCCACGACTACCTGAAGTTCCAGTTTTCGCGTCAGGAAATCGAGGAGAAGGCCGAGAAAGCTAGGGCGCGCAAGGAGGCCTGGAAGGCTAGGCAGGCGGTAGAACGTAGTTCGGAACAGCGTTCGGAACGGGGGAAGAACGGCGTTCGGAACGCTGCAGGAACGCTGGCGGAACACGACAACCCAACCCCAACCCCAACCCCAACCCCAACGAAAGATTCATTCTTCGTTCCTCAGAATGAATCTTTAGGGGGGTCACCAAAACCGGGAACCTCACCAGAGCCCGAGTCGGCGTCAGCCCCGCGCTGCGCGCGCCACCCCTACGGAAATCCCGAAGACGAAAACTGCCGGGGCTGCAAGCGAGTCAAAGACGCCGAGAAGGCACAGGAACTCCAGGCCGAAATCGCAGAGAAGGCGGCACGCACAGCAGCAGCCGAGCGGCGACGCAACTGCAAGCTCTGCGGCGGCAGCGGATGGATCGACCTCCCTGACGATTCCGGCGTCATCGACTGCGAATGCAAGACGCCCATCCCAAATCTCCAGCTTGTCCATGACGCCACAAACCAAAGGAGGTCGGCATCGTGACTACCCAAGCCATAACAGACATCAAAGAACTCGTAGGAGAAATGCCAGCGAGGGGATGTGAGTGGCCCAGCCACGCGTGTGATTCGCAGGCGCACTGGATCGCTCGCTGTCATTGCATGCGCGGATGGGTCTGCGTGTCGCTCGTGCTGGAGTTATGCGACCGCCACAAAGATGAAGCCCTGTCTATTGCGACGGAGGCCGTCACCGAACGTCGTTTCTGCTACAGCTGCGGCGTCGCGGCATTGAGCTCGTCTGACGTGGTCGGTCCGGTGATGCCGCTATGACCGCCTGGTTTAAACGCACACAGCCCAAACCCCAACCAGTGGTGTCACTACAACCCCGAACCGGTGAAGAGACCCCTACGGCGTTCCTAGCCCGATTAAAGATCGAATGCACACCCCCATGCGAAGACTGCTACAGGCCCGCGGACTTCATGGTCACCATCCACCTCGTAGACCACTGCGACAGACCAGCCGTTGAAGTGTTCATCTGTGCTGCGCATGTATCCACGATCGGGAACTGGGTACAAGCCTCGATAGAGACAAGACGCAGAGGACGCTGCACCTGCTGCGGGCATGAAGTAACAGCACCACACGACCTCATAGAAGACGTGGTGAAGCTATGAGCGATCACGTCGGGCGCGGTGGTGGCGGCCGGAACAAGTGGTGGAAGATTCGGAAGCTGGGAACCGGGTGGGAAATATGGCAATTCGAGACTGGAACATCCCGAATTCTCATGATATGCCAAGGGATCTACCCCTCTGGTGCTGAGGCTATAGCAGCATTCGCGGCAGGTGGAAGATGAGCGACCCATCCGAATCCGCAGTGATAAAGCTCATGGGGTACGCCCACGGCTTCATGAACCCCGAGTACATCCACCTGACGAGGGAAGAGGCGCAGGTGATTTTGCAGGCGCTGGAAAGGTTGGCTGATCTAAGTGTCTGATCCTGCAATCGAAGCCGCACGCAAGGTATTCACCGAGTACTGGCCGGATCAAGGCGACTTTGAGTTCAACTACAGCAACGAGGGCCGCTTCGGTATCGAGGTCGCCCGTGAGATGGCTAAGTCGGTACAGGAACAACTGGCCGTCATCCGTGAACGCTACGAATTGGTACGTACGTGGATGCTCGCAGCTGAGACATCAGCGGAACTATCCCGGCACTCAAGCGAAATGGCTGGTCTCAAGTACGCATACGACCTGATAGCACCCACGGTTTACCCAAGTGAGGAACTAGAGCGATGAGTGAGCTTGTAGACCGCGCTAAAGCATCCCTAGAAGGCGTAACCGGAGGACCGTGGGAGACCCGTCCTGGTGCTACCGGTGATCCGACGACGACAAGTGCATCGGTACATTCCGGCCACCGTTCAATTCTCGTGTCTAGTGACGGCTACCACTACGGATATGCCGACAAGGCGGATGCCCGATTCATCGCCGCTGCAAGGCAGTTGGTTCCTGAACTCATCGCGGAAGTAGAGCGGCTGGAGGAACGTATCGCTGAGCAGGACCAAGAGCTTAGGTACTGGAGTAACCGATGAGTGACGAACCTTCGGACGCACAGAAGCTCATAGCGGAAGTGATAGCCACGCACCGCGCTTTATTCGATGGAGAGGCTTGCGACGCCTGCGACTGGAAGTTCACCAATGAGTATTACGGGCACGACGAACACGTTGCCGTAGAGGTGGATAAAGCCCTTGGAGGACTCACGCGGAAGCGGCGGATTGACTATCAATGGCGCGAGACGGGCGAGGTGCATCACGACCGATTCTTTGAAGGGAAGCCCGTCCCCAAGACGCGGCTGCACTATGTGCAGCAGTCCCGTTGGGCGTCTGGCTGGACGGTGACCGAATGAGCTACATCGACATGTTCGGAATCGAGTATGGCGGCTGCGGTGACTGTGATTGTGATCATGGTTGTCAGGGCGTTGACTCCGACGATGAGGCCAAGTTCTACCCCGAGGCTTCCGATGACTGACTACCAAGACACCGGTAGCCGACGGAAACCTACGGCATACACCGAAACGGGGGCCGCTGAGCGGGTGTGCCCGGACTGTAGTGCCCCAGAAGGACATCCCTGTAGATGGATAGCCATGGATGGGCAGGGGGATTTAGGGAAACCAAGGCATTGGCCGCATGAGACACGTTGGAGGAAATGAAATGCGTGACGATATTCACCCTGGACCGCGCATCATCTCCGGTAAAGCGGAACTACCCTGCCTGAAACCGGAGCCCTGGATGATCCAGGCGTCCTGCGCCACCGCAGACCCGGACGCGTTTTTCCCCCATAAGCGTGGCGACGGTGATAGCGAGTCGATCACCGTGCAGTACCAATACGCCAAGAAGATATGCCGCTCATGCCCAGTCAGGGTTGAGTGTTTGACCTACGCGATCGTCAACGACGAACGCGACGGGATCTACGGCGGCTTAGGCCCTCGTGAGCGCGCGAAGATCATGCGTAACAGGGAGGCAAGCTGATGCCGCACTCAAGCCCTACCGACTGGATAGCCGGTGGAAGTGTCGCCGCAGACATCGTTGGATGCCTCACCGGTCTGGTCGCGGACCTGTCCTGGCAGGATAAAGCGGCGTGCCGTGGACTCCCTACGGAGTGGTGGTTCCCGGACCAAGGCGGCAGCCGGGAATGTAAGCGGGCCAAGGAAATCTGCCACGGCTGCCCAGTCAAACTCCAATGCCTCCAATTCGCGATAGAGGTACACGACCAGCACGGAATTTACGGGGAGCTGTCATTGAAGGACAGGCGCAGGTGGAACCAGGAAAGGAAAGCGGGCTAGACACCGCGAATGTCAGTGTATCGGAGGATAATTGAGGTATGGGAATGACTGATTTACAGAACGTCCACGAGCGCATTGCGGGCAAGCGTATAGCCTCCGTCGAGGCCGACGGTACGAGGCTGGTGCTAAACGATGGCACTGTGCTGCATCTCTACATGTCAGACAGTGACTGTTGTGCTTCCGCCGATGGGAAGTGGGTAATCCAGCCGGACGCGCTGGAGGCGATTATTACCGGCGTTCAGGTTACACCAGACGCGGATCGGAGCGGTTATGACGGTGACGGAAATACCAACTACGCCACCATCTCAATTCTGCACAACCAGAACCCCATTGCCCTTGCAGACTGCTATGCCAATGACGGTAATGGGGGCTACTACTTCTCCGTGCTATCCCTCCGTGTTGTCATGCCCGGTGACGAAGATGACGTCAAGGTGGAAGTCCTGAACTCTGACTCCTCGTCCAGCGATTGAGGAGGTAGTGAGAGTTGAGTGCTGAACCGCTGCAATGGGACCACAACCCAGATATTCGCGTCCCAAAGAATGGGTGCCGCGCCGAAGTTGACGGCGGTGCTTACATTCTGTTCAAGTACGGCGCTAGTTCGTGGCAGGTGCTTTTCAGCACTGGGTGGCATATACCCGATGAGGTCTATCTCGGCGACAGCGAATCAGACGCACTAGCCGCAGCAGAAGCTCACCATATCGCCATTAGGCAGAGAACGATCTACCGTCGAACGGGCAGGAGTGACGATGCCGCAGCGGATTCAGCGGAAGCGCACTAGGGGTTGGCGAATGCCCGAGGGTGCTATCTACGTCGGGCGACCGAGCCAATGGGGCAACCCGTTTCGACCTGTTCTCGTCGGTGGCGAGTGGCTCATAGAGGATGACAACGGCGTCCAGTACGACGGGTTCGGGAGCAAGGTAAGCGCTATCGGTCGGTGCGTTGCGCTCTACCGGTCGCTCGATATGACGTTCATGACAGACGCAGACCTAGACGAGTTCGTCGCGCCGCTACGGGGCCACGATCTCGCCTGCTGGTGCTCTCTCGATTCCCCTTGTCATGCAGACGTGCTGCTTGAACTCGCTAACGATCCACCGTCGAACGGAGAAGCTTTGTGAGCGAACTACGTAGAGCACTGTTGGTAGCCAAAGCGGAAGCGGCACTTATCCCCACCGGCCGACGGGCTGAGCTCGACCGCAGATTCACTGCGGCCCAGAAGGCGGCACAGGCTCACGCCACGTACAGGAGGTCCGCTTAGTGTCCGTCTCCGACAGCTTCTTTCTCGATAAAGGCTCCCAACACAAGCTCCGTGAAGAGTTGGCCAGCATCCCCCGCATGATCGGGGAGCTGTCCGTCACCCTCACCCGCCAGGCTCGCATCCAGAGGCCAGGGTTGAGTATGTCCCGAAGGCCCAAGCCTGAGTCTCAGGTCCCCATCCATATCGGGGCACACAACGCCGCTGACGTACTGCACAACTGCCTAGGTACGTGGGTGAGGCTGGTATGCGAACAACGAGCGATCGTGTGGGATAAGGGCAACGACATCATCACGCTGGCCAAGTGGCTGCGAGTCAACATGATCGCCCTAGCCCTCACTGAAGGTTCAGAAGAAGCGTACGAGGACATCAAAGCCGCTATCGATGACTGCTGGCGACAGATAGACATCCCCGCCGACGATGACATTGTGATCGACCGAGGACGAGTACATGAAGCGAACAAACACATCGTCACCGCCGACACCATCGAACCTATCGCCCGCCGGATAGGGGAGATGGGAAAGAAGCTGAATGCGCAGCGGGTGCACTCGCTTACCCGTGGTGGGCATCTGCGTCCAGTCTCTAGCGACCCGGACACGGGTAAGAAGTTCTACCGACTGGGGGATGTGCTGCACGCGCACAACAACTGCGAGAAACGAGACCGAAAGAAGGGCGCATGAGCGACGGACGCGGCATGTACATGAAGTACCGAGTTGAGCGGATGGACGGCAAGGATATGGGGCCATGTTTCATCCTTGAATACAAGAAGGATCGCCACGCGCGGGTGGCACTTGCGGCGTATGCCGACGCGTGCGCCGAGGACAATCCTGGACTAGCCCAAGACCTGCGGTGGACGCTAGAGGAGCTGGAGCGGTGAGGGTCGGGACCTGTCCGAAGTGTAAGCACTTGGAAGGTCGACACATCCAGTCCACGTACTTCGATGAAGAGACGTGGACTGGCCGATTCGTGTACGCCAGGTGCGATTGTGGCTGCACCCACTACGTCGTAGTGGAGCCGGTCTAGTGTCGGCCCTCGACTGTGAGGGGAGTGACCTAGATCCTGGTTGGTGCTGCACCCATAGATGCGATTTCAGGGACCCTAGGCATCCGCACTGCTGGCAGAACTGTGACGAAGAAGATTGCGCCGCCCCTGAGTGTGATTGGGTTGAGTAGTTCACGCTGGTCGCACATACTGCGCAGGCCAAGGTATCTCACGCATCTTCCACGCCTGCGTAGGGTTGGCCGCAGTGACCCAAACGATAGGCATATCGCGTCCGGGAACTACCCGAGTGGTAGTTAGACACTCAACTTCACCACCGGTTGCGGTGGTTACGTAGACACGCATTCTAGCTTCAATACCCATACGTCTAGCGTCGGTCTTGCCAAAAGATCTGTAAAGAAAAATCTATGCGACACCGCGTTATGGCAGTGCCTTATGGCAAGCCGCAAAGGGAGTGAAACTGATGAACGTATGGATAGTCTCTGCGCATCGGTCCTGGGGCGACAGGATTGAATACCACGGACACAGGGGGGATACCCACCGCTGGATGGGCTGGACGCGACCCATACCCAAGGTGGGGGAAGTTATTGAAACTGAATTGAAGTCCGGACGGGCGGCCCGCTTTCGGATAGTTGAGGTTGAGCGCGGGTACGGCACGGATGATATGTGGTGGGCCACAACCTCGGACGCGCCCATTTATGGAGCGACGACGTAACTGCCTCCACCTTGCATAAGTATATCGGTTCTGATATATTAATGAGGTGACCGACGAAAAGCCTCTCCGCTGGATAGGTACCTCACTTGAGGACCTACGGGACTTCCCCGAAGCGGCACGGCAGGACGCCGGTTACCAACTGGATAGGGTTCAGCACGGCCTAGAGCCCCACGACTGGAAGCCAATGCCAACAGTCGGCAAGGGCTGCCGCGAGATACGCGTACGCACCGAAGACGGCGCGTACCGTGTGTTCTACGTAGCCACCCTTGGGGATGTGGTGTTCGTACTGCACAGCTTCGTCAAGAAGTCACAGAAGACTTCCCAGCAAGACATCAACACCGGTAAGGCTCGATACAAGAAAGCGCAGGAGGAACTATGAGCGTATGGGACGACATCGCCGACACCCCGCGCGAAGCGGAGAACCTTCGCGTGCGGTCTGAGCTGATGATGGCAATCGAAAAGAAGATCAACGAGCGCGAATGGACCCAGGTCCAGGCCGCCGAAGCACTCGGACTGACCCAGCCTCGGGTGTCGGATCTGCTGCGCGGCAAGATCTCCAAGTTCTCCTTGGATGCTCTCGTGGACATCGCTTCCGGGTTGGATGTGCACGTGAAGGTGTGCGTCTGATTGCGACACGCCGACCAGGGGATATACCCCTTAACCGCTGTCAAGTAGTAAACTGCGCATAGGCGCGACTTACACCCATTCTTTTAAACCCCCATCGACATTTGTTCGGTGGGGGTTTTTCTATGCCCAAACGGAGGTTCCCTTATGCCTCTGTCTCGTGTCCGCTGCTGCATCCCCTGTGGCCGTATCCGCTACGCCCCCTGCTCTGCAGGGTGTCGAGTAGATCCCGAGAACGACCCAACAAGCTGGACAGAACAGGTGCCGCCGAGCGATGAAGCTGAGTAAGGAAGCGCGCAATACCGTCGCCGACTGCATCAGTAAGGGCATCCACCTGACGCTGGACGTTCAGTGCGATGGCGAGCCGATGGGCGGCTGGTGCGATAAGTGCGAGAAACCGTCGATGGTCGAAGTGCAACTGCGTGGCATCTCCACTGACGCCGTGTACGACCTCGGACCCGCCGTCGTATGTGCAAACCATGAGGCTGGCGATGATTGAATGTCTTGGTTGCGGCTCGACGGTGGGGCAAGACGGCGATTGCCCGCGCCCCGAACACTGCGGAAACTGCCCACCTTGGGACTGTGACGAATGCGGCCAGCAGTGCTCGATCAACACCCCTTGCGGGTGCTGGATTTTCCTTGAAGGCATGAACCTCGCCGACATCAAGGCGGTACTCGCCGCAGCCGATCTGAGTGTCAATGTGGAGGTGCCGCCATGCTCGACAGATTCTTCGCGGCACTAGCCGGCGCCATGGCCCCTCCACTCGTGGCCATGTGTGAGCGCATCGCGGATAAGAAGATCCCTGACGACACCGTGCCGAAGTTCATGGACGGCCTGCTGGATATCGCCCGCGACGGCGTTGACCGCGCCGTGAGTGTGGTGCAGACGTCCGCTGACGGTATTGCCGGTAGCGCGGAAGCTGAACTAGGTCAGCTCGGCTCGGAGATTAGGGGAGTGGTCAAAGCGGCCAACCCCATAGATATTCTCGGCAGCCTGTTCGGGCGACGCTAGACACCGCTGATGTCGCTGCACCGCAGTAAAATTGAGGTATGAGCATTGAGACCGAGCGGCAGTTGAATCGCCGCTGCATTGAGCTGCAAGACGAGATAATCCGCTGGGGCGAGAAGGCGCAGTGGGCGCTTGAGCAAGATGACACCGGATGGTGGGGCGATGTCCTCGGTGGCATCGTCAAGCGCGGCAAGCTGATGGCAGAGAAGGGCACCTAACGATGTGCCCTCCACGCTGTCAGAACTGCATCCATCCGCAGCATGACCACGAAGGCTGGTTTGGTCGCTGCACCCGCGACGACTGCGAATGTAAGGCAATGCAGGACTGACTTGCCCCTACAGCCTCTCCGTTCTACTATCGAACACATGTTCGACAAGGTGTCATACCGTATCGAAGGTGATGGACCCGTCACAGCGGTACTCACTTACCAAAACCGGGAGTACCGGCACACCTCCCGAACCATGTGGCTCGGACACGAAGACGGCATGCCCCAAGGCTCCATCCAACTCGACGAGCATGTGTGGGCGCGGCTACAGCGCATCAACGGAACCATAGAAGCCACCATCACCGACTCTAAGACTGGTGAAAGCTACACCCTCACACCTGAATAGACACCGCGACTTACGCTGTAGCTCGGTAAAATTGAGGTATGGATGATCCCGAGATTGAAGTCGCTGAGGCGGTGTGTAAACGGCACAACTGGGACGGCATGATGTTTTGCGCTTGCACTGCCGCTGCTCGTGAAGCTTTGAAGCGAGTGGGCGCCGATCTGCAATCCGTCGATGGCGTCTTAGGTCTGCTTCATCATCGAGGGCTTGTTGACTCCGAGCGCAATAGAGCTGATGTGAAAGCTGCCCTCGAAATCGTACAGAGGTACACCCGATGACTGAACCATCTCAACCCCATATAGACCGGGCGCGTGAACTCGGTCTCTCTTTCGATCCTTCTGATACATCGGATGAAGAGTTAAGCCGTGCTATCGCAACGTATGAGCGGGTTTACATCGAGGCGATGGTCGAGAAGGTGCGTCGACTGGAGGCTGAAGGCCCCACTGAGCGCCGCCGCATGTTCGGTCCCGGTTCGATAGACGACGTACGGAATCCGGGATGAACGTCGGCGAACTGATCGCATACCTACAAGGTCAATCCCAAGATGCGCGAGTCATGGTGTACGACCACACCTATGACGACTTTGTTGACCTAGAACCATCGGTGACTAGGGTGCGGGAATTCGCTGGGCACACCGTGTCTGCGGCGTACGTCGGCGAGGCTACTGAGACGATCGTTCGGTTGATATGACCTGGACCGCCTCAGACGGCGAGATTACTCTCCGCTACGCAACATTCATGGGTGAGACCTACTATTTCGACCCGCTAGACACCGCTGATCCCGTTGAAACACGGGATAATTGAGGTATGGGATACATCGCGCATCACGCGCTTATCGTGACAATCTCGGGATTTGCTCTAAAAAAGTCCGATAAATACGGCATGCCAGACATAGCCGCATATCGAGAAGGTCTGCCAGAGCGCTTCCGTCCCCTACTCGTCGGCCCCATTCCAACTGCCGCGAACGATAATTGGGTTGTCGCTTTCCTGCCTGACGGGTCTAAAGAGGGCTGGGACACAAGCGATGAGGGTCACCGCATCCGCAACGAGTTGATCGACATGTTCAAGTGGCAGTACGAAGACGGATCGTCCCCGTATGACGTTGTACTGGTCCGCTTCGGCGGCGACGATCCACATCTCGTCAATGCTCACGACCCGCGCGGGCGCGGCTACTACTGATTCCCGAATCCCTTTGGGAGGTAATCATGCTTGATGGTCAACCGTTGGGCGAGTACCCGGAACTGGGGCCGACGCACACCGCCGAGTATTTCGAGCTCCTAACACTGGCCTACTTAGCCAGGCTCATGGGTTACCACATCTAGTGCCATACCCCTCACTGCTAACCAGCTCCGCATCCTAGAGGCGTTGCAGCGGTTACGTATAGCCCGTACTGAGGGCGATGTTGACGCCGAGCTCGTGGCCTACAGCCGCATGGATGAGCTACTGGATCGTGAACCTAGGGGCATAGGTTCCGTTTCGCCGATCGCGCCATAGCCAACAGATTGGCTGGTGTCGCGTTCGGATAGTTGGAGTGCGAGGCGACCTGCTCGGGGGTTTCCCCGTTGCGCAAGTCATTGCACATGCCGTTCCCGGCGGCCAGTAGGAACGGCCGGGACTGCCACATCACTTGAAAACCCTGCCCGGACAGTTCGTCCAGGTAGGCGTCATCGTCCGCGTACGCCGCGGGCGCGAAAACAATGCTGGCCGCTACGGCGGCTGCAGCTGCGATCTTGATCATTGGCGGATCGTAGACCTCCACCCCGACGGGTACAGGCGAAACGGGAGATCAGATGGCCGTGCAGCACTGCGAGTACTGCGGCCGCCGCCTCCGGTACGACTGCTGCCCGCACTGTGAAGAGGGTGAGTAGTGCTCGGGGTAGCGATCACCACCCACAACCGCCGAGATGTCCTCCTCAACGCGTTAACGCACTGGATCGAGCACACCTCGGCTGATGTGCCAATTGTCGTTGTGGACGACGGCAGCGACGAGCCCCTATGCCTTGAAGGCTGGCGCGGTATCCCGGTGCATCGAGTTCCTAGCGTGAGCGTTGTTCGCCATCCACAACCTATGGGGATAGCGGTGGCGAAAAACCGTTGCATCGCCGAGCTCATGGACTTGGGGTGCGACCACCTGTTTCTCGCTGACGACGATGTGTGGCCCACCGTAGACGAGTGGTGGAAGCCTTACGTTGAGTCGCCGGAACCGCATCTGTCGTTCCAGTGGCCCAGCGGCGGCCGACACAGCGTCACCCACCAAGACGAGCAGCATTTCGCCATCGGATTCCCCCGCGGAGTTCTCCTATACGCCGAACGCCGAGTGATCGACACGGTGGGCGGCATGGACACCGGATATGGGGCGCACGGCGGCGAACACGTCGACTGGTCACAGAGAATCCACGACGCAGGGTTGACGCGATGGCCGTTCGCCGATGTCCGAGGATCACACAACTTGATCTACTCCCGCGACAAAGCCGAAGGAAACCGAACAGGTTCTTCCCGGTTTGAGCTTCCCGAGCGTGCCCGGATGTGTGAGGCCAATGGAAACCGTTGGGGCCACAAGCACCCAACATGGCCGTACTTTCCATTCCGGGGAGGCGAGGGCGTCCAGGACTACCAGTTAGGCCCGTACTTCCCGCCCGCGGAGCATTATTCGCTGCTGCGGCATGTGGTCGGTTTGAGACCTTCCGGTGTGGCTTTGGAGTTTGGGGTGGGTAAAGGCGAATCGACCCGCATCATTGCCGAGCACATGCCGGTGATCGGATTCGACAGCTTCACCGGACTGCCTGAGGATTGGCGCGACGGATTCCCTAAGGGGTCGTTCGCGCATAAACCACCAGCCATCAACAACACTCGCCTAGTGATAGGTCGGTATGCCGACACCCTGCCAGGGTTCACGTTCCCTGAGTGTGGTTTGGTGCATATCGACTGCGACCTGTACTCGTCCACGGCAACAGCTCTGGAATATCTACAGCTCAAGCCTGGAACTTATGTCGTTTTTGATGAGTGGCACAGCTACGACGGCTGCGAAGACCACGAGATGAAAGCCTGGCGCGAATATGCCGACCGCACCGGCATCAACTGGTGTGTGGTTGGGCATTCGCATGAGGCTTGGGCGATTCGGATCACCTAGGGAGTTGTGTTGCGAGTCATCCTCTTTGTGTTCGCGGGCCGTAAAGCCAATATGCAACTCCAGGTACCGTACATCAAACGCATCCTGGCTGAGCATCCGAATGTTGAATACGACATCTGGAACCTCGCCCGCGACCCCAAGGACGCGGAGTATCTGCAAACCATCACGGGCGAGCGGATCACCGTCCGTAACGACTTCCATGGCGGATGCCATTGGACCGGTTTCAACAAGGTGTGGTGGTACTACGCCCAACCCGAGTATCGGGACTGTTTGTTCGTCAAGGTCGATGACGATGACGTGTTCTTCGAGACCGCACGCTTCGGTGAATACCTTGAGGCGATAGACAACAACCGCGGCAGCGTTGTCTCCGCGCTGACCGTGAACAACGGCGCCTCAACATGGTTGGAGCCGCTGATTTGGCGCGGCTTCGAGAACCTGAACATCCCTTTGTTGGATGTGCACATGTCCGGCGACTACGCCCACATGTCACACGAGCATTTCCTGACCAATTGGCGGGATGTGACTGGTCAACCCAACCAGGTCATCCCGACGACGGACTGGTTGTCGATCAACTGCATCGGACTCGACCACCCCACCCTGAAACGCATCGCAGACCTACTGGACACCCCTTCGCCTGCCCATATCGCAGGCAGGGATTGGCCGCACGGCTTCAAGATCGGTGACGAAGGTGCAGCCAATATGCAGCCCCGAGTCATCCATAGAGGGTTTGTGGTGTCGCACCTATCGTTTGGACCTCAAGAACTCCCCGATGAGACGTGGGACCAGCTGCGCGCTGGTTATGCGAAGGTCGCAGGGGAGTACCTGTGAACGTCGCCGTGATCATCCCGTTCCGGGACCGCGGTAAGGACCCTCTAAGGCCCGCGAATCTGCGACGCGTCCTGATGGGCATGGAGGGGCTGTACCGCATCCATGTTGTTGATGACGGCCGCTCAGGCTATGAGTCGTTCAATCGATCCGCCGCATATAACCGCGGTGCCGACATGGTTGACGCCGATGTACTTATCTACTGCGAATCAGATCTGCTGGTCGACCCTATCCAGATTCGGGAAGCGGTCGCGCTGGCTTCGTTGACACCAGGTTTAGTCGTTCCGTTCTCACGCTTCATGGCCATTGCCCCCGAGGACTCGGTTCGCGTCCGAGACCTTGAGTTAGAGCCCGAAGAAGCTGTATCGCATCAGGTCCGAGGCGACCGTCAGTCGATCGGTGCCGTCAATGTCGTCTCCCGGGAATCACTCTCACTGATCGGTCAATACGACGAGTCGTTTGAGGGTGCTTGGTATGACGATGACGCGATGTGCCGAGCGTTTGAGGTGTGCTGCGGCCCAACCCGCTTCATAGACGGCCCCGGATATCACCTGTACCACCTACCCGGCGCCAGCGGCGATCATTTGACCGACGCTGATCGTGCCGCCACTGAACGCAACAAGGCCCGCTACCAGCTGTACCGGCAGGCAACAACACCGGAACGTATCCGCGAACTCACCGCAGGGGGTGTGTGATGGCCGACCATCTCATCACCGGCCCTGACGGCATCCAGTACACCTTGGCGGAGTGGGTGAACTCCCACATCGTTGGAACTTTCGAGCAGATGCTCCCCGGCGGGAAGACCCGCAAGGGCGGTGCCTGCTCGTGTGGGTGGCGCACCCCGCCTTTCGATCCTGTCGGTGATCGCGCTAAAGCGATGGCCGATGAACATAAGCGTCTAGAAGACCTCGCTGATGAGATGCGAAGGGAGAATGGTTAATGGCAGCCTTCGTGTACTTCACTGTGGCCGACACCTATCAGGCCATCGTCTCTGATGGGTCTGATGAGGGTAGCGAGCCGGATCTGAAGATGATTTCCGGCACGGTCACTTTCACTCCGTCGGTGAAGGAAGTGCTGGCCACCATCTCCGATATCCCCACCACGGTGCGTTTGGAGCCGATCATTGGCCGCATCGAGGAAGACGGTGTGCTGAAGACTCTCGATTCCACACCAGGTGTGAAGCTGCTCGCCAACACCGAAGCAATCGGGCCACTGCCTGAGCTGACGTATCGGGTGGACTTCACGAACGTGGTCTACAACCGCAAGACCAACCAGCGCATCGAACCGTTCCGGTTCGCCGCTGCCACAAGCGCCACCACGCTGCGCTTGTCTTCGGTTGAGCGCCTGCCGCTTTAGGCACACGTACTAGGCGCCCCTACCCGTCCAAAGGTAGGACCAGTTAAGTCAAGTCGAGAATTGAGGGAACAACTATGTCTGTCGACGTGATCCATGTGCCAGGCGGTATCGGTGGCCGCTACGAGGATTACTACTTTCCTGTCCAAGCGGCGCAGGTCCGAAACCTGCTAGGCAAGATCCTGACCCATATCGAGGCCATGAACCTTCCACCGCGCGTTGAGAAGGCCAACAAAGACCTGGTCCGCCAATCCATCTGGGACTGGTGGTCCGACGCCATGGAGAACTCCACCACCTCAGCGGGCGGATGCATTGGGCCGATCGAGAACATTCGGGAAGCCCGCACATCTGACGACAAGCCAAACCGATATGTGTGGCACACGACGGTTGGAGAGCTGGCGCCCAAGGCGCCGAAGATGTTCGTCACATACAGAGACAAGCGCTGATGAGCGACGAGCAGTACTTCGGCCCCTTCTGGGTCGGCATCAAGACTCGAGATTTCTGCGGTAAGCGCCTACCGAAGCGAGATCATAAGCCGTGGATCGACGACGGCGTCTATGGGGAGATCTACTGGGGCGATAGCGCGGGGGCCCGCGAGCTCGCGCAACATCTACTCGACGCAGCGGACGCCTATGACGCACTCGCTTCGGAGTTCAACTCATGAGACCCGACGAACGCATGAACCAGCTCCAGCGAAGAGTGGTTAACCATGCCCTGGCGGATCGGATGCTGAAAGTATCGCGGGGCGAGCCGATATCCGTTATGCGGGGATGGGCCAAGGATGGAAAGACCTTTCACTTCCTTGAGCCAGACCTATCTGGCGTGGATTGGCACCATGAGATGCAGAGGCTTTGGTGGGCTTGACCTACCGCATCGGCATAGTTGGCCATAACAAGCGGGCCGCCGCGGCCCATAACCTGATGGAAGCTACTGGTGCAGCGTTCCTGTCGTTAGACAACGGATCTAAGGGCTGCAACGGCAACCACCGCCATGTACTCGAGTGGCTATCCACCAGCCCTACTGAGTGGGTAGTTGTCCTTGAGGATGACGCCCAACCCATAGACGACTTCCGCACACAGCTCGATAAAGCGCTCACCGCGGCCCCTTGTGACATTGTGTCCCTGTATTTGGGGACCAACTATCCGCGTCTATGGCAGCGCGGCATACAACGCGCCACAACCCAAGCCGACCAAACTGATTCGCCCTGGCTGGTATCCGAGCATCTACTACACGCAGTGGGGTATTGCATCCGCACCACCCTGGTACCTGATCTTCTCGACGCCCTACCTGAGATGCCCATTGACGACGCCATCACCACATGGGCCAGAGACCAAGAGCACCGCATCGCCTACACATGGCCAAGCCTCGTAGACCACGAGGATGCGGACACCTTGATCTCCAAGCGCCCCACACGTAACGCCCCACGCAAGGCCCACCGCACAGGCACACGCACCCAATGGGCTGGCCCCACCGTAGAACTGGAGTACTGCTGATGCCCGAAGAGATGACTACGGCCGCCTTTCATGTCGATGCGGGCACGTCCCGTACGGAGCGCACCACAGTAAGTGCAACGTTCGAAGTCGTGGGTTGCGAAGCCGTGATTGATCTAGGTACCTCCTAAGGGGGATTCACTAATGCCCGTCCTAGTCTGCTCACGAGGCAAGGAATACGTACACCCATCAGGCACGCACTACCTGTCCAGTCCCACCAATGTGCTGCACATCTTCAATGGTGAAACCAACGTCGCGTCCTACCGCGAATGGGACTATGCCTGGATACCCAACGGAGAACCCGGCACAGGCCAACACGTCGACAACTCGATCAACTTCAACAGGCCAGTCGGTGTCACCACCGTGGAGGAGCAGCAGAAGCGCGCGCGTCTGCAGTTGTCCCGAGATGGCCATGCCCCGCGCACCTAGAGTCTGCGCACACCCTGACTGCACAGAGCTGGTGCATGGCGCTAGGCGCTGCCCCCAGCATCAGGTAAGCGGCTGGTCCTCTAGTCCACGCACCGCATCCGCAGGACGCACAGGAACCAGCGCATGGAGACGCACCAGAGCCTACGTCCTACACCGCGACAACCACACATGCCAGATACGCGGACCACGATGCACCACCCACGCCACCGAAGTCGACCACATCAAACCAGTCAGCCTCGGCGGCACAGACTTCGCAATCAACTGCCAAGCAACCTGCCACACCTGCCACGCCTGGAAAACCGCACAGGAAGCCAACACGGCCCGGCAATGACCCCCTGGGGACCACCCCCACCCCACCCCACGCCCCGACATCGGCCAGACGCCGTCTTTTCGGCCTGTACGGGTTCCCCAGCTTTTCCGGCCCCGAAACGGGGCGTCCAAGTCCCGAAACGGGAGGTTGATGATGCCTGGACCCACCAAGAAAGATCCGAGTCTGGTTGCTCGGCGCAATAAGACGACGACCAGGGCTGTTTTGTCTGCCGATCACGACATTGAAGCGCCCGAGCTCCCTGCGGAGATCGCGTGGCATTCGATGACGAAGCGTTGGTGGGCTGATATTTGGTCGTCTCCGATGGCTCCCGAGTATGCGGAGTCGGACATCAACGGTTTGTTGCGTGTGGCGATGTTGTACAACGACTTTTGGTTGGCGGAGACAGCGAAAGAGCGGGCTGAGATTCAGGTTCGGCTCGAGAAGGCCGATGTCGACTACGGAACTAACCCGATGGCTCGGCGCCGGCTGGAATGGCAGATCGAGCAGTCGGAGGATTCGAAGGCAAAGGGACAGAAGCGCCGCGGCGTCCCCAACCCCGCCCCGATGCCAGAACCCGACTCCGATCCGCGGCTCAAGCTAGTCCAATAGTCCCGCCATGGCGGTTCTGATTGTTCCGCCGCTCGACCTGTCCTACCCGACATTGGGGCCGCAGGTCTGCCAGTTCATCGAAGAGCGGATGGTGTTCGGCCCCGGATCCCTATCGGGGCAGCCGGCACGCCTCGATGACGAGAAGCGCGGCATCATCTACCGCCTCTACGAGATCTACCCGCAAGGGCACCGGCTTGCGGGGCGGCGCAGGTTTCAGCGTGGAGCCATTGAGGTCCGTAAGGGGCTGGCGAAAACCGAGCTCGCCGCTTGGATATCGGGTTGCGAGCTGCACCCCGAGGCTCCGGTTCGGTGCGACGGGTTCGACGCCAGCGGCAATCCGGTCGGCCGGCCCGTGGAGTCGCCCGTCATTCCGATGATGGCGGTCACCGAGGAGCAGGTGGAAGAGCTCGCGTACGGCGTGCTCAAGTATGTGCTCGAAAATGGGCCTGACGCGGAACTGTTCGTGATCACTAAAGAGAAGATCATCCGAAAGGGCTGGAACGGAACCGAAGACGGCTTTGTCGTCGCGGTATCCAACGCCCCCGGATCCCGAGACGGTGCACGAACCACCTTCCAGCACTTCGATGAACCACACCGATTGTTCATGCAGCGGATGCGGGACGCGCACGAAACGATGCTCCAGAACATGCCGAAGCGGCCCCTCGAGGATCCGTGGACGCTGTACACCTCCACCGCGGGCCAGCCGGGGCAGAACAGCATCGAAGAGGATGTTCTCGCCGAAGCGGAAGCTATCGACAAAGGTGAGGTTGACGACCCCAGCCTGTTCTTCTTCCGCCGATGGGCCGGCGACGAGCACCGCGACCTATCCACTGTGGAGAACCGGATCGCAGCCGTCGCAGACGCCACCGGCCCCGTAGGGGAGTGGGGCGTCGGCCAGTTTGAGCGGATCGCAAAGGACTACGACCGCAAGGGCATCGACAAAGCCTACTGGGAACGGGTGTGGCTGAATCGGTGGCGCAAATCTGGCTACCAAGCGTTCGACATGCTCAAAGTCGAATCCCTGCGCTTCGAGGACGAAGACAAACCGTGGGGTCCGATACCGGACGCCGCGTTCGTCACCGCAGGGTTTGACGGCGCGAGGTTCCGTGACGCCACTGCACTCACCATCACGGATATCGAGACCGGACGGCAGATGCTTTTGGGCTGCTGGGAGCGCCCTGAAAACGCTGAGGACTGGGAAATCCCAGAGGATGAGGTCACGGACCTAGTCACGGACATGATGTCCCGGTATGAGGTGTGGCGCATGTACTGCGACCCGCCCCACTGGACAGAAACCGTTGCTTCATGGGCGGCCCGATTCCCCGATCAAGTTGTCGAGTGGTTCACCCAACGCAAAACGCCTATGGCCGCCGCGGTTAGGGCGTATGTCGAGGCTATCGATTCCGGGATTGTCACTTATGGCGAAAACGCCTGGCAAGAGACGCTGATCAAGCATATGGGAAACGCTGGCAGACACGAGTTGAAGCTCCTTGACGACCAGGGAGCGCCGCTGTGGATCCTCCAGAAGCAAGACGGGCGCCTCGAGGACAAGTTCGACGCAGCAATGTCCGCGGTCCTGTCCTGGACAGCCTGTGTCGATGCTCGACGATCCGGGGCTAAGCCGCGGCCGAAATCTTATGTGCCGAGGCGCATCTACTAAATGACAGAAGGGAGTCCCATGGCGTCTACACCAGAAGAATGGCTCCCCATCCTGACCAAGCGCATCGACGACAACATGCCGCGAGTCCGGCTCCTGGACCGGTATGTGTCCGGCGACGCACCGCTACCGGAGCAGTCGAAGAACACGAAAGCATCCTGGAAAGCGTTCCAGAAGATGTCCCGCACCAACTGGGGCATGCTGATACGAGACTCAGTTTCTGATCGCATCGTGCCGAACGGAATCACAGTCGACGGGTCCGCGGACTCGGAGACTGCTAAGCAGGCGCAACGCATCTACCGCGACAACCGCATGGATGCCGTTGTGCGGCAGTGGCTCGACTACGGGCTGACCTTCCGCGATTCATACCTGACTTGCTGGCAGGGAAATGACGGCCAGGCAATAATCACCGCCGATTCCCCCGAAACCATGTACGCCGCAGTAGATCCCCTGCAGCCTTGGCGAGTGCGTGCCGCGATCCGCTACTGGCGCGACATAGACGAAGAGAAAGACTTTGCGTTCGTTTGGGTGAACGGTGCGCGCCAGAAGTTCTCACGCCCCTGCTACGTGCAGAACATCAACTCCAAGCGCCTCATGACCAGAATCTCGGGCGGTTGGGAGCCTGAAACCGACCTGATCGAGACTGACGGCGCCCCACCTGTGGTTGTGTACACCAACCCGGGCGGTGCTGGGGTTTTCGAGACCCATATAGATCTCATCAACCGCATCAACTCCGGCGTTCTGCAGCGCTTGTCGACGATGGCGATGCAAGCGTTCCGTCAGCGCGCTCTAAAGAAGGAGGGAGACAAGCCCCTACCGGCGGTCGATGACAAAGGCAACGCCATCGACTATGCGGCCATCTTTGAACCAGCCCCCGGAGCGCTGTGGGATCTCCCACCAGGTGTTGACATTTGGGAATCTGCCACAACCGATGCAAGCCCCATGCTCGCCGCGTCGAAAGAAGACATCCGGCATCTCTCGGCGGCCACGAAAACGCCCCTTCCCATGCTGATGCCCGATGGCGCAAATCAGACGGCGGAAGGCGCGATGAACACCGAGAAGGGCTTCATTTTCAAGTGTGAAGCATGCCTAGCGGTAGTGAAACTCGGCCTCGAAGCCATCATCGTTAAGGCGCTAGAGACCGAAGGTGTCGCAGACGTAGGCAATGTTGAGGTGTCATTCGAGGCGCCAGCCCGTGTGACACTCTCTGAGAAGTACTCTGCCGCAGCACAAGCGGCGGCAGCAGGGGAGCCGTGGGGCTCAATTGCGCGGAACATCCTCAAGTACTCACCCGACCAGATTGCACAAGTCGAAAAGGATCGGGCCAAGGAAGAGGCGATGGCGCCACAAGTAGCGCCACCTGCTCCACAAGACTTCCCCCAGTAGGGGGTTCGCCCGTACGGGCGCCACCAATGCGAAACGCAAAGGAATTTCACATGTCTGATGTGACCCCGAATGACATGCCGGGAGCCGTAACGGAACCGGGCGAACCAGAAGGAACCGTAGACGCCATCAAGGCGCCGAAATCCGAAGCCAAAACCGATGGTTTGACCGCTGAGGAACGGCAAGAGCTGGACAGACTTCGCGCCACCCGCGTTGAGGAACGACGCTGGGAAAAGCGCGCGAAGGAAAACTACGACGACGCCACCAAGTGGCGTGAGCTCATCGAGAAGAGCGGCGGAGACAAGAAAGAGTTCGACCCAAGGGCCGAAATCGACAAGATCCGAGCCGAACTGACCACCGAACGCACCGAACGGTTGCGATCAGAGGTCGCCAGAACCACCGGAGTTGACCCTGAGGACATCAAGGGCGGCACCGAAGAAGAGATGCGCGAATCCGCCGAACGGTGGAAGGTGCGTTTCAACGCTCGACTCGAAGAAGCGATCAAGTCGAAGTCCGCACCGGCCGCAGCGCCGGCAGCCGAGGTTACTTCAGACAAGAAAGTCACCGGTCCCAAGCAGTTGACCCGTGATGACCTCAAAAACATGTCCCCCAAGGCGATTCGAGAAGCCCGCGAGAGCGGGCAGCTCGACGAGCTGATGGGGAAGTAAGCATAGGAAGGAGCCAGTCAGATGGCTGTTACCCATTTCATCCCCGAAATCTGGTCGTCCTACATTCTTGAGCGCTACATGGCCAAGAATGTGTTCGCCTCCCTCGTTGACCGCAAGTACGAAGGTGAAGCCCGCAAGGGCAACACCATCCACATCCCCGGTGTGGTCGCCCCGGCGGTCAAGGACTACAAGGCGGCTAGCCGCACCACGTCGGCAGACGCCATCAGCGACACCGGAATCGACATCCTGATCGATCAGGAGAAGAACTTCGACTTCTACGTCGACGACATCGACAACGCGCAGTCGAACGAAAACCTGCTGCCGCTGTACACCGACGCCGCCGGTGACTCGCTGGCCACCGACGCCGACCAGTTCATCGCCAACCTGCTTGTCGCCAACGCCACCGGCATGCCATGGTCGTCCAACCCCACCACGGGAGATGGCGCGTTCAACGTCGTCAAGGACGCCCGCAAGCTGATGAACAAGGCCAACGTTCCTGACGACGATCTGCGTGTCGCGGTTGTGAACGCCGAGTTCGAAGCCTTGCTGGTCGGTGCTGATTCGAAGCTCACCAGCTTCGATTCGTCCGGCGACACCGCTGGTCTGCGCAACGCCACTGTTGGAAAGCTGCTCGGATTCCGTGTGGTTACCTCGAACAACCTGCCTGAGTCTGACTCGCCGCAGGCCGTGTTCTTCCACCAGCGTGCCGCAGCGTTCGTGTCTCAGATTGACGAGGTCGAAGGCATGCGCGCACAGGACAAGTTCGCCGACCGCATCCGCGGCCTGCATGTGTACGGCGGCAAGGTCGTTCAGGCCCCCGGCGTGCTCGTCTTCAACCGGGCCGGCAGCTAGTGCTGGCATCTCCCGCTGACGTCGCCCACGCCCTAGGGCTGGAAGACGAGAACGAGCTCACCGCCTCCCAGCAGGCCCGTGTCGAGGGCCTGCTGGAGAGGGTGTCTCGAAGGTTTCAGCGGGAGGCCGGACGAACCCTGACCGCAGGGGCGGTGACCGTGCGTGCACTCACGGTGGAGGGCCGGGTACATCTACCGGACCCCCCGTCTGGAGACACTGTTACGGTCACCGACCTCTGTGGTAACACGCTCGAAGGTGTCATCGAGGGCGACTACGTTGATGTCACCCGCAACGGGTGCCCTGTCGCCACGGGTGAAATCCTTGTCGTCGAATACACCCGAGATGAGCCGCCCCAGGCCGCAATAGATGCGGTAGCGGCGATGGTCGCGCGCCACCTCACGGTGGAACCCGGTTCACCCGAATCGAAGTCCACCGACCTCACCGCGGGCGCGGATTTTCGGCAGCGTCTTGCCGACTGGGTGTCTGACACATCCTTGTTCACCGACGAGGAACTAGCGGAGGCGAGAAGCTACCGCTACCCCGTCCCTAATGTGATCATCCACCGCCTGTGACCTTCGAATCACTGGCCAGGATCCCGGTCACGTACACCCCATACACGGGTGTCACTCAGGATTCCCTAGGGAACGATGTTCCCTCATTCGGCCCCACAGTGGACCTGAAGGCGTACTCGTATGCCCCGCACCGGACTGAAGACACGGACGGGCACACCTCACGCGATATCGCAGAAGTCGATCTAGCCATGCCCCCCATGACCGTTGATCTGATGTCCCGATTCGGGATCAATGGGAAAACCTACGAGGTGGTGGGTGAACGCGACGAAACAGGCGGATTCCACGGCTGGAAGCCAGGAATCATCGTCGAGCTGAAAAGGGTGACCGGATAGTGGCCAAGTTCAGGCTGAATCGTAAGGCGCAGAGCGAATTGACGAAGGAAATCGTCGAGAAGGTCTGCGTTCCCATGATGCAGCGGGTCGCTGACGCCTGCAACCAAGAAGCGGGACTGGAAGACGGTTTCCGCGTCTCGGTAGAAGGCGATGATCCTTTGGATAAGCGCGACTACCGGGCAACAGCTATCGCCGCAACGGCAGAGGCCATCCGGTACGACCACAAGCACGACGCACTGCTACACAACTTTGGCGAGGCTGGCTGATGTTCGCCTACCACGCCCAAGTGGTCAGGGACTGGCTGGACGAAAACATGCCGGTTCGGGTGTCCACTGACGTGCCGAAAACGCGCCCAGCGCAGCTGATCACAATCGATTCAGCGCCAATCTCTAGCGGATACTCGGGAACCAAAGCCCGCGTACTCGCACGGCGCCGACTGATCATCTACTCATGGGGCGCCAACGAACTGGACGCATACAACCTGATCGAGCAGACGCGTGAATGGCTCCTCAAACTCCCCGGCAAGGGCCGCGGAGTGCACGCTGTAGACATCGCAGGGGAACCTGCCCGCCGCGATGACATCGAAAGCGAAACGCGACGGTTCGTGATGACCGTCGATGTATTAATGCGTTCAAATCCCTGAATTTACAACTAAATACACCCTTTCAAAGGCTCGGCTGCACCGATCTGCTTCTGAAAGGGGCACATCATGGCTGAAGAAGTCGGCAACGTTTTCGCCGCAGAGCCGTCCGCCGCTGGGGCCGCGTTCGTCGCCCCGCTCGGAACTACCCTCCCAACCAGTGTCGACGGAGTGCTCGATGCCGCGTTCGTCGGTCTTGGGTATGTCGGCGAGGACGGTATCACTGAAACATCGGAGCGGTCCACCGATGAGAAGAAAGACATGGGTGGCCGCATCGTCAAGGTGCTGCAGACCGAGTACAACCACTCGTTCAAATTCGTCCTCCTGGAATCGCTGAATGCCGATGTCCTCAAGGCGATCTACGGTGCTTCAAACGTCACCGTCACCCCCGCTGACGGTACTCACGGCACCCAGGTGAAGGTCCGCAAGACCAGCAAGAAGCTGCCCCACCAGACGTGGGTGTTCGACACCATCGACTCGGAGCTGTCCGCGAAGTACCGCAACTGCGTCGCAGACGGGCAGGTCATCTCTGTTGGTGATGTGACCTTGGCTAGCAAGGACACCATCGAATACGAGGTGGAACTGAAGGTCTTCGAGTCGTCCACCGGTGAATACGTGACCACGTACACCGACGACGGGCGGATCGCGGGCTCCTAATAGACGCGGCGGGGCCGAATTCCCCTGCAGCCGAGCGCGGCCCCGCCGCTCTCCAAGCGCTACGGCTGCACACAAACCCCTTGAAAGGGCGCTCATGGCTGCAAAAAACGCAACACCCTACGTCCACATCGTGGAAATCGAAGGCGTCGAAAAGAAGATCAACCTCAAACCCTTCGGGTCCGTTCCATCCGGTGTCATTCGGCGAAACCGCAAGAACCCCGAAGAGGGTATGTGGGAAATCTTTGAGTGGGGCGCGGTCTCGGAAGCCGATCTTGCTGTGTTCGACGAGCTGCCCCTAACTGAGGTGGAAGACCTTTTCACCGCCTGGCAGGAGGCCGGACAGGTCACCGTGGGGGAATAGTCGCGCTTCTCGACCTCATCGAGAAGCATGGCACCGCACTAGAATACGACCTGATCAAAGACGGGCTACGCCTACGTGACTGCCCGTCTGACGAATTCAACTGGCGCGATCTGTGGGTGTATGTCAATCACCCGGAAGAGACAAGCGCGCTATGGAAGTCCAGGAACCCGAAGTATGCGGGCTGGACTCTGACTACCCGCCTTCTGGCGATTATCGCCAATGCGCTGCGCTGGCTGGTGTGGGCGAAAACCAAGGACGGACACCGTAACCGGAACCGTCCGGTGCCAATCGGCCCTGATATGGGCGATCAGCAGTCACGCCCCGGCCTGAAAGTCAAAGCCGCGCCCCTCTCGAAGGTCAAAGAGCTACTCGGCCTTTCAGGCGAAGAGCGGCGCGAGAAGAAACTGCGAAACCTGTTCGGAAATTAGGAGGTGACACATGGCTGTTGAACTTTCATCGGGATATGTGTCTGCCACCGTCAGGTTCGATGGGGTCAACAGGGGCATCAGCAAGCTCTTTGACAACGTCCAGAAGCAGGCAGTCAGCGCGGGAAAGAGGACCAGCTCCGCATACGCTAAAGCCCTTGCCGACGAGGCGAAAACCGCTGCGGATCAAGTTAAAAAGATCTCCGAAACGGTCGCTAAGTCTCGCGACAAAGAAGCTGACGCCGCGGGCAAGCTCAAGGTGGCCCTTGAGAAGCTGAATGAGGCTCGCGAGGCGGGAACCAAGGGCTCGAAGCTCACCGCTTTGTCGGAAGCGCATGCGTCGGCGATGCGTAAGCAGCAGGCCGCGGCGAGTGAACTCGCCAAGGACTTGGATGCGGTAGCACGCGCCCAGAAGCGTGCCTCCGACGCGCAGTCCGCGATCGACAAGTCGTCCAAGCCGATACGTAACCAGGTATCCAAGCTCCTCTCTGGCTCATCTGACGCCGCAGGACGTGAAGGCGGACTTGCGGGGCGCAGGTTTGGCGATTCATTCTCCAGTGCGCTACGCACAACCGGGATTGTTGCTGCGGGTACCGCGGTAGGGAACCTGGCTGCTAATGCGATGACTAAGGCTGCGAGCCTGGCCACGAGCGGTGTTTCAGCGGTTGTCACCAAGGGCTTGGACTTCGAGAAGACCATGAACACCCTCTCGGGTGTCACAGGTGCTTCGGCAGACGTGATGCAGCGGTTCCGCGACACCGCCAAGGCCCTCGGTAACGACATGACGTTGTCGAATACCTCGGCTGCTGATGCGGCGCAGGCCATGACGGAGCTTGCCAAAGCCGGTTTCTCGGTGGATGAGTCAATAACCGCGGCCAAGGGCACCCTGCAACTAGCCGCCGCCGCACAGGTGAGCGCCGGACAAGCTGCCGAGATCCAAGCCAACGCGCTACAGGCATTCGGATTGAAGGCCGACTACGCCTCTAAAGCTGCCGATGTGCTGTCCAATGCCGCCAATGCATCATCGGCAGAGATAACCGATGTCGCGTTCGCTCTTCAGGCTGGCGGTTCTGTCGCACGCCAGACGGGGGTGTCCCTCGAGGACACCGCGGCAAGTATCGCACTGTTGGCCAACAACGGAATTAAGGGTAGCGACGCTGGAACCCTGTTGAAGTCGGCGCTTTTGAAGCTCTCCGCCCCGAGTGATCAAGCCTCGGGGGCGCTGCAAGAACTGGGCGTGAGCGCTTTCGATGCGCAGGGCAACTTCGTTGGCATGGAAGCCCTGTTCGGGCAGCTGCAGGCCGCATCCAAGCGCATGACGCCCGAAATGTATGCGATGAACACCGCCCTCGCGTTCGGATCGGATGCCGCACGTCTGGCAGGTGTGGCGGCCAAGGACGGCGCAGCAGGATTCGACAAGATGCGCGACGCCATGAACCAGGAAGGTTCAGCGTCGAAGCTGGCGGCAGCCCAAAATCAGGGCCTACCTGGCGTAATTGAGCGGCTGAAGAACGCTGCGGAAACCCTCGCCATCACGTTGTTCGAGAAGATCCAAGGCCCCCTGTCAAGCATCGGCGATGGACTGACCGGATTCACGAACAAGATGCAGGACGCTTTCGAGAACCCTGCCGTGAGCCAAGCCGCGGGGAATATCGGTTCAGCTCTGTCGACCATCGGAACCGCCTTCGGAAACGTCCTGTCTGCGGTCGGTCCGTCGTTGGTGAGCGGACTATCCGATGCGGTCAACCTGATCGTCCGGTTCAAAGATTTCCTCATCCCACTAGTGGCCGGTTTGGCCGCCTACAAGACGGTGATGCTCGCCATCACTGTCGCCACTAAGGCGTGGGCTGCCGTGCAAGCACTGTTGAATATTGCACTCACAGCCAACCCGATCGGCCTGATAATCGCCGCAATCGCCGGTTTGGTCGCCGGAATTGTGGTGCTGTACAAGCGCAACGAGACATTCAGAAACATCGTCCAGGCCACGTGGACCGCCATCAAGAACGTTATCGGGGCGGTGTGGGGCTGGCTATCCACCACCGTATTCCCGGCACTGAAAACCGCGTTCACCGCCATCGGCACAGGGGCGATGTGGCTGTGGAACAACGCCATTAAGCCAGCTTGGAACGGAATCAAGGAAGTTATCGGCCTCGCGTGGGAGGTCGCCTCCGATCTGTTCGCGAACTGGAAGCGCGCAATGGACCTGCTGGGTCAGGGCGCATTGTGGCTGTGGAATAACGCGATTTCCCCGGCATGGGAAGGCATCAAGACCGCTATCAGTGCGGCCTGGAGATTCGTGTCACCAATCTTGGATAAGTTCTCCGAGGGGTGGGACGCGCTCAAGTCCGGCATCTCTGGCGCTTCAAGCGCGATTAAAGACGCTGTTACCTCGGCATTCTCGGGTCTCGCAGCGGTCATCAAGGCACCCCTGAAAGTCCTAGGAACGTTCCTCGCCGCAATCCCATCCGAGGTGTTCGGATTCCAGATTCCCGGCGCAGACAAACTCAACTCGTGGGGTAAGTCGCTACAAGGCTTCGCTGCGGGTGGCATGGTCCGCGGCGCCGGCACGGGCACAAGCGACTCCATCTTGGCGTGGCTGTCTAACGGTGAGGGTGTTGTCACTGCCAAGGGGATGAAGAACGGCGGCGCGGGCATCGTCGCTGCCCTCAACTCAGGCTGGGTGCCATCTGCCGCATATCTGCACGACATGATGCGTGCCCCCGGATACGCCCAGGGCCTCAACCCTGGCGCCGACTATCTGCGGTCACTGGTCATGAAGATGTGGCCCCAGATCAAAGACATTGGCGGCCGACGGGCTGAAGATGGCTTCGGGGAGCACTCATCCGGCAACGCCATCGACATCATGATCCCCGGCTGGGACACGCCCCAAGGCAAGGCGCTGGGTGACGCGGTCGCGGCGTTCATCGCCAAGAACGCGTCAGCGCTGGGGCTTGACGGATTCATTTGGCGTCAGCAGAGCTACGGATATGGCGGCTCGCTCACCTCCGGTAAGCAGATGCCCGACCGGGGTAGCAGCACCCAGAACCACATGGATCACGTGCACGTGATGCTAGGCAAGGGCCGGGGTGCCGGCGCCGCGGCTGTGGGGCTCCCGACAAGCAGCATCTCCCTTCCCTCAGGTGGTGGTTCGGTATCCGCTTTGGGATTCGGGGGCTCATCGGGATCTGCGGGGTCCTCGGGTGCCAGCCCGAAGCAGGTGCGCGAAGCCGACGACCGTATCAATGATCTGTCCAACCGCCTGGACGTGACCGAGCAGGAGCTAGCCGACCTCGAGTCCAATCCTAAGGCGAAAGAAACGACCAAGCAGCGTAAACGCGACATGGTCGACAAGCTCAAGCGGGATCTTCAGCAGGCGAAAGACGACCGAAATGCCCTCGGTTCAAGCGGGTCTGGCGGTGGATTCGGGGGCGGCAACAACCCGTACGCCAAGATCGCCGAAGGACTAGCTGAAATCATGCCGGATGCCGGGGGCCTCGCTGACATCGGCATCGGCGGACTCAAAGAGTCCCTTCTGCCGCCAGGATTCTCCGACCCCACCCAATGGGGATTGGTACAAGCGGGCTCAACTCTGCTGAAGTTCTTTGGCGGGCTGCGCAATAACTCGGATGGAAAACCGCTACTAGGTGAGGGCGGGGCGCTGTTCGCCAATATCGCCGGATCTGCCATGACTGGATCTGGCAGCGGAATCGTCGACGCGATCAAGACAATCATTCCGGCCCCGTTCGGGAGCATGGATGCTGCGCAACTCCAAGGCGCCCCAGGGGACATCAACCCCGTCATTGCAGGTGCTCAAATCCCAGGCACCGGCTTCGGCGATATGGGCTCCGCTTTCTCCAGCGGCAGCGCCGGTCCCGCACAGGGCGGAAATGGCGCAAACGTCGACCAGTCCATCAACTTCAACGCCCCCGTAGGAACCGGCGTCGATCAGGCGATGCAGAAGTCGCAATCCGCCCAAAACCAACAGTGGCGCCAGAACTTCGGAACACGAACCGGACCGGTGGGGTAGTAGATGGCTCTGTCTAACCCTTGGATCCACGGCCCGGAAACCGGCGAAGACTTCACACAGCTCCCGCCGCACCTGCAAGGCGTGGAAACGAAGATCGTCTACATCGGCGTCGTGCATCCGATCCACAAGAAGCGGTTCACCTGGAACCTCTTGGGTTCACACAAGGGCCGCGAGGGCATTGTGATGGCGCCCGTCGCCACCGGGTTGTTCCACACCCCGTTCGAAACTCTCATGTCCGAGGGCCCGTACCAGATCGGTGCCGAACCAGAGCGCACCGACTGGAAGAAGCGCATGATTTCCATCGGCGTTCACGTGAATCCCGATATCGCCCCCTGGATAAGCGGCAGTAGTAGCAGGGTCATTGACACCCCGTTCCGGTATCGGATGATTGAGGAACGCTGGTGGGGTTCATGGTCGGCCACCGAAGACGGCTACCTGGGAGTGTTTACCCGCACCCATGGGTGGCGGTGGCTGCGGGTCAGGCTCGCTGAAGAGCCCAAAGACCCGTGGGAACTCGACCCGGTGGCATTCGGCAACAACTTCATGACCTGGAGCATGAACATCGTTGCCACGCAGCCCTATTTCGCTAAGCGAACCGAGTTCAAGACGTGGCAGAACGATGTCGAAACCTCCACCCTGTGGGACAAGATTGAGGACCTGCTCAACGAGTTCATTCCCGGGCTGGATGTGGGTGAAGGCGCCATTCGTGTGCCGAACCGCGGAGACATCGCCGTCTACCCGAAGTTCTTGGTGTCCTCGCCAGGCAAATGCTGGATTCAAGAGGGTGACCGGTGGGTCCAGCTGCCGCTACTGAGCCCGCAAGACGGCTACGTGATGGTAGATACCGACCCGAACGCGCAAACACTCACCGCAACAACAGATCCAGTGGACCCGCTGTTCATGCGGATCCTGCGAAACTCTCAACTCCTAGATGTCCTTCTGCATGACCTGCTTTCCATCACCCTGCCGGTGTGGAGGCGTATGGAGGACCGATTCACCGAAGCATCCAAGATCCCGCCACGCACGCTCGCGGCGGTCAAGGTGCGCCACTCCAACGCTGACGGGCGGGTCACCATGTTTGTTCCCCAACGCTATTCGAAGGGCTTCGCGTAGCAGTGTCGGGTGATTGGTCGGTCGATCTGACCGACTTCACAAGCCTGCAAGGAATCCTGGACCGGCTGCTCCGCGAGACGCAGACCACCCCAGACCTTGGCGACCCCATGGTGGCGTACCGCTACCTCAATGCGCGCCGCAAGGCCATGCGGGACGCCTACAAGCAGCGACCTTTGCTGAGGATCTGGGACAAGCACCACCGCCCGATCGCCGACCTAGCGGGCGAGAAATCGGTTGTTGTAGAGGAAGTCATGGCGGACTCAGGTACCGCCACGGTGGTCATCAGGCATTCGAACTGGCTGTCAAAGTTCCTTCTCTATGACCGCCGCGCTGAAGAAGATATCCAGTTCACGCTAGATCCGAACCCTACTGATCGGTCTTGGAAAACCCGTTGGGGCGGAAAGATCGTGAACGTCAACGCAGTGCGCGACAAAGACGGGTTGCACACCGTTGAGCTCGAGATGATGCACAACCGGGAGCACGCCAAACACATCCTGGGTGGCGCGAATCCTCTGTTACCGCCTGAAATTCAGTTCCCGAAGATGTTCTTCCTTCCCTGGAACATGCGCACTGCCGGTTCGATCATCATGTTCTTGAACCTGGCTCGCCAGTTCTTTCCGCTATTGAGTATCCCCACGAACATTTTCAACCCTGGCGCCTGGCTAGGGGTTCGGGACATCATCGGCGGCCTGAACCCGTTGGCGTGGCCTATCCAGGTCCAATTCGTCAACCCACTGTTCGATCAGTCTCGTACCACGATCCTGTCGTCCCGCTGGCAAGACCTGCACACCGTTTTGGCTGCACCGATGCAGGACGCCGGCTGCATGCTGCGCGCCTACACCTGGCTGACCGAAGATGACACCTCGCCGCACCCAGAACTGGGGGCACTCGGGGATGCGCTGGCGCGCCCCACCCGCAACTGCGTGGTCTTCGCATTCGAAGACAAGTCCGGGGTTACTGGACCCACGGGGACCTTAATTGACGGTCCTCTCCGCCTAATCGCTGAGACCGCCGACGATTTGATCACCAACGCCATCGTCCCGCCCGACATGTACGACGAAGACGGCGACGGCAAAACCGATCCACTGATCAGGAAGTGGTTGGGATTCGCCCCCGCTAAGCCCAAGGTTGTTTTCCGCGAGGGTGAATACACCGGGATCATCGACGCTAAACGGTCCATGAAGGGCTCAACAGCGAAGACCGTGATGACGGGCTCCCGGTCACCGGCCTGGCTGAATCAACTCCAAACATTCGGCATCAAGTACGGGCTGTCCCAGCTATCCGCTGTCATTTCATACGGTTTGGGTGCTTACCAGCAGCCGGGAACCCCCGGTTTGGAGGAGCTGTACCAAGGGCAGCTGGATAACACGCTGTTCGCATGGCAACGATTCACCGATCCGCGCCGCGTACTTCTCATGGGCGATCTGGGGTATCTGGAGCATTTCGAACAAGGTCAAGGGACCGCCTACACGTCAGCGGGAATCCTGGATCTACGGAACGGGCATTGGAAGACAAGGGCGTTCGTCAGCTTCAAGACAAGCATCCGCAACGGGATGCCTTGGATAGCCGATGAGCATTTCACCCTCGGCGACAGGGTGGCCTTCCAGTTGGGAAGCGTCCTGCACGTCGACCAAGTGTCGGCGATCCGCCGCTCCTACGATGCGGACTCGCCACTACTGGTTGAACTATCGCTCGGCCAGGACTTGGACGAAGAAGACCCAGTAGCCAAGTCGATGCGCACCCTCGCGGGCTTCTGGAACCTCGCCGGAACCTTCTTCGGTTCCGACTCAATGTTCTGAGTAAAGGAACGAAATTGGCTGCAGATAAGTACGTTCCGCGTGCCTTACAAGCCTATGCGGAGAAGCAGAAGGCCCAGGACGCGCAGAAAGCGGAGATGGAAAGCGCCTATCAGGACTTTCTGACGGACTGCCACTACCCGCAGGACAAAGACGGAAACCGCATGGACTCGGCGCATTTCGTGTGGCTTGTGGGTTACCACATGATCAGGTGCGGGTGGCGGCGCTCGGCGCAACCCCTCATCAAACCGCGGGCCGTTGAAGCGCCCGGGGTAGTCGAAGGCGCAATCGAATGGGTTCCTATCGACGCACCCGACGACCCCTTAGAGGGCGTCGAGAACATGACGTTCGCACAGATCAACGCCCTACCGGAGTGGCTGAAACGCAAAGCGATACAGCGACTCAACGGCAACCAAGACGCAGATGACGACCTACCCGAAATGGCCGAACCGGCATGGCGGGTGACTCCGAACATCGCCATCAAGGATGAGCGACCCATCGGGGATGACTTCGTGAAGGGAATCGAGAATGGCTGAACCGGGCGATACCCCCTACCTTGGGTCGATCCTTGCGCGCCTGCACTTCTGGGGTGTCGTCTCCGATATGGACGTACCTGGCGGCGTCACAGGCACATTCGAGCTCGCCGACCAAGACGGCGCAGTCACCATGGACGCCCTCGTAGGGCCTCCTGGTCCCGCTGGTGAGAATGCCCCCATCGTCAAGATGCAGTACCAGTCCAGCATCGACGACCCCGCCGATCTTCCCCAAAACCTCACCGACGATCCGATCGATATCGGAAAAGCCTGGTGGGTAGGCAACATCGTCTACCTGTGGGACGGCGAACACTACGTCCAGAAGCAGATGGGCACACAAGGCCCCCCGGGACCGCTGCCGAACATCACTCCCACGGTCCAACTGCTGGACCCGGACAACCCCAGTTTGACCTCGGAGATCATCGTTTCGGGTACCTCCGCCAACCCGACATGGCTCCTGAAGCTCAAAGCACCGCGGGGTCCGCAGGGCGATAACGCCACCATCCGAGACGCAACCGACTATGACGACTCGGTCGCGCCCGCCGCGGGACAGGTCATTGCCTGGAACGGTGTCGACTACGCGCCAGCCGACTTCAACCCCTTGGCGACAAGGTTCTACACCGTCCCCGAGTCTGCGTTCACCGACTTCACGGGTCTAGCCACGCGACAGACGATCGGCTCATTCATCATCCCGCCGATGCCGTTCGACTACGTACCCGTAGTGCACGGGCATTTCAAGGCCAACGGCATCGAACTCGACGCCGACCCATTCATCATCGGCTCCGAGGTCCGCATAGGGAATGCCACAAGCGGCCAGCTGATCGCCAAGGGCGCCGGCAACATGTCCTCCTGGTCCGCCCTGTTCCCGCACGCCTCATCCACGGGCTCCCCGAACACCGCTATCACCCCCGACAACGGGATAGGCATGATCCCGGCATACAGCACCGGTACAACGTCAACTTTGTACGTGAACCTCGTCAACGAGGGCATGGCGGGCTTCTACTCCTTCAACAAAGCAGGCGCACAGCTCTCAATCCTCATCGTCCCCGTCTCTCCGTTGAAGCCTGAGGACGGCTCCTAGTGCCACGGTCTTTCGACCGAATCCCGCTGCCGTTCAACGACCCTAACCAGGGGCTCGAGTTCCATATCGGCACCGCTTTCCAGCAAGGGCTGGAAATGTGGAAGGCAATCATCGATGGAATCATCGAGTACGCCGAAAGCCTGATCAAGGAACTCATCCAGAAACTCCTGGGCTTGGATGTTGACCCGGAGCAGGCGCTCGAGGATCTGTGGAATCTACTCACCGGCTGGGTAGATGACATCCCGATCATCGGCGACATCATCGAGATCATCAAGGACTTCCTGAACGGGAACCTGTTCGGGCGTGACGGATTCATTCTGTCGAACCTGATCCCGGCGTTGTCGTTCAGCTGGATCACTGATGAGCAGCCGAACCTGTTGGTGGCGGGCAATTTCCAGGACGGCTCCAGCATCGCCGACAACCCGTACTGGACCTGGGAATCCGGGGTTACGCATAGTGCGGACAGTTCCGGCAGTGTGAAAGTCACCGCGAATGGTGTCACGAAAGCGTTGCGGTCCAACGAGATCCTTGCCAATCCTGGCCAAACCATGTCGCTGGAGATGTGGGTTAAGTGGTCCGGGTACGCGGGCACTAATTCGCCGATCAAGTTGCAGATGGTCGAGTTCTCCGGTCGCGGGGATAGCGCTGTACAGGTTGGGGTTGAGGACGTTGCGACGCTGAACCCGAACACGTCAACGGGGGATTGGCGTCAAATGGTCGGGAACTACACGGTTCCCGACGGTGTGCATGCGGTGCGTGTGCGGATCCTGGTGACCAAGGACGCCACCTCGGGTGTTTTCAACTTTGATGACGGTGTTGGTAAGAAGACCAACAAGATTCAGCAGGGCTGGATCGACGGGTTGTCGAACACGTTCCAGGAAGTTCTGTCTCGGTGGCAGTTGATCATCGACACCGTAGTCAACGGGATCACGGGATCCAACAACGCGTTACACACCCTGGAAGATCTGTTCGACGCTGTCACTCATATCCCGTTGTTCAAGATCCTCGGCTTCGGTGGCCCGGGGGATGCGAACACAACTTTCGAGGAGTTCCTTTCACATCTTCTCGGGGGAATGTCGGGATCGACTGACCCGAACTCCAATGGCGGTTTCGCTGACCTGTTCAACGTTGCCAAGCTGCTACAGACCGCGGCGGCGATGGGGGAGAGCGCCTTCCAGATCCTCTCTATCCGCAACAACACCCCCGTCAACACCGGTTTGTTGCCGTCGGGTAGGTCGAACTACGGCCTGACCAGCGTCAACACCACCCTGTCTGCCACACAGAGTGCGTCACTGATCGCGACAATGCGCGTGGAGCAAGACATCGCTTTGGGCGTGGTGTCGTGGCTGGGCTGCGGCACCAGCGGCATCACAGCGTTCTACGTCAACATCTGGAAACTCGACGGGGTTTCCGGGGACTGGGCTTTGGTGCATCACTCCCCGAACATCCTGTCCGAGCTGACCGCCGGTACTACACCGAACTGGACGTTCTACCAGCTCGACACCCCAGTTGATCAGAAGGCGGGGGAAATCTACGCCTACGAACTCGTCCCCGTCGGCGGAACCCACAGTGTCCGCGGCATTTCCACCACGGACGATATTCCTGATCACCCGTTCGCGCAGGTCGTTGGCTTGGCCGCGACACGGGATAACTCGTCGTCCCCGAACACACCTCCCTCGACCATCGCCAAGGCGAGCGTTGTTCGGTCCGGGAACATCCCGTGGATTGAAACAGCTATCGACACCGGAAACGGTGTGGGCTACTACGACCCCATCTCGGTGTATGCCGTTGACGATGGCACGATTCCGATCCCGTCGTGGTGCAACTTCGTTGATGTTGTAGCAGTAGGTGGTGCCGGTGGCGGCCAGATGGGGTTCACCGTCGGATTCCACGGAGAACCGGGATCTCCGGGTCTCTACAAGGCCGCAACGTGGCAACGGGGCGTGCACTTCGCCGACGACACGGTTCTCACGTTCACCAAGGGTCCCGGCGGACTAGGTGGACGCCTCGGCCACGATGACGGCGAAGACGGCACAGCTACTAGTTGGTCAATTCCTGACTACAGCATCACGGCGGAACCCGGAATCGGCGGTACTGAACTACAGCTGGGCTACAACCCCATTGGTCGCGGTCCCGGGAATTTCGAGTACAAGGGCGAGAACCATGTCGGTGGCGCGGACCAAAAGGTACCCGGCCGCGACGGTGTATCCCCGGGCGGTGGCGGTAACGGCGGCAATGGGCTGACGTTCCAGAACGGCGGCAAGGGGGCCGACGGCGCCGGCTGGGTGAGGTTCCGGCAGAACCCACTCGAGGGTGAAGAAGTCATCGGCGGCCCCGGCCAAGTCTTGGTCCCCAGCATCGAATCCACCGCATCGCTGGGCACACCGACCGTCTCGGGTGGGTTGTCGCTGCTTCCGCTGGAGGATCAGGCCGCTATCGACGCGATCGTGGCCGCGAACCTGACAGCCCCCGGTGCCACTTTGATGATCCAATCTCCGGACGGCTACTACGAGAAGGCGTACGGCAAGGTCTCCACCGCAGCCGGGGCGAGAGACGTGACCCTGGACGATCACTTCCGTATCGGTTCGTGCACAAAGTCATTCACCGCGACCATGATCTTGCAGGCAGTTGATCGCGGCCTGTTGTCACTGGACGATCCGCTGGAGAAGTTCTTCCCCGGTGTGCCCGGTGGCGACAAGATGACCATCCGACACATGATTTCGCTGCGCTCGGGGCTGTTCAATGAGCAGGCCGATTTGAACATGATGGTCCGCTACTTCCTTATGCCGTCATCGGATTGGACGGATGCGGAAACGCTGGCAATCATGAAGCAGCACCAGCCAGCGTTTGAGCCTGGATCGAGCTGGGCGTATGTCAACGCCAACTTCATCATCCTGGGAATGATCGTCGAGTTGGTCAACGGCCGACCAACGCGTGACGTTCTGCAAACGGACATTTTGGATCCGCTTGGATTGACGCAGACGAGTTACCCGACGAACGCGAAAATGCCTGAACCGTATGCGAACGGGCATGCTTACACGACAGGTATTTTCGGCGGTTGGGCCTGGCAGGAAGCCACGGAGACGGGGCCGGGTTATGCCAGCTGGGCCGGTTCCATGATTTCCACTGTCCATGACCTGCTGTTGTGGGCCAAGGAATTACGCGACGGCACATTGTTGAGCCCTGAGATGCACGCCATGCGCTCAGAGTGCTACTGGCCCATTCCGTGGGGCAATGACGATCAGCTGACCTATTTCGGGTACGGGCACGGAATGTTCGAGCTCGGACAGTGGCGCGGCCATGGCGGGTCATGGCGCGGCTACGAAGTCTCGGTCTACTACCTGCCGAACGGCACGTTGTTCGCGATGTGTGAGAACGCCCAGACCCCGACCGTTGAGGTTGAGGTGTCGATGATGTTCGAAATCGGCAAGTACCTGTACCCGGATTCTCTGACGGTCCCTGATTATCAAGTCAATCGGGTGTTCAGCATTGAGTCGAAAGCCTCGGTCGGTAAACCGATCGTCGGCAGTATTGATGTCAAGTTCGACAACAAGAGCACCGTCGGCACGAGCCAGGCGACGATCCCGGAATTCACCCTGGACCCCGAAGCCAACATCGTGTTCGCCTATATGGCAACACAATCCGGCATAGATATGTCCGGGGTGACGGCGAAAATCGGTGGCGTCACCATGAACAAACTCCCGGTTATCTCCAATGGATCGAACCGGCTGGTGGTGTGGTGGCTACTCGACCCTCCCACCGGGGCTAGGTCTATCAACCTGATCGGCACACCGTATGGATCGAACTACGCAACCGGTGCTGCGTCCTACAAACTCGCCGCACCCACCGGGATTGAAACACCCGTAATCACACAGGGCTACAGCGCATCCCCATCAGTCAGCGCTACCACCAACAGCCACGGCAGGATCGTCAACGCCTTCCTGTACGGGGGTCAGACCAGCGGCTACAACCAAACCGAGCGTGGCCATTTGGATGCCGTCGCGTTCGGTGCGGGACTGATATTCGGTGACGCACCAGGCGGTTCGGTGACGTTCACCCAAACCCTCACAGCTGCCGCCCCATGGATCGGTATCGCGATCCCCATCGTCTCCAACGCGGAATAGGGAGAACCTTAATGGTAAACGCTTTGTACGATCACGCCCGAGAAGCATTCCTTAAGGGCGACCTCGACTGGGAAGTGCACAACTTCAAAGTCTGCGGAGTGGACGCCACATACACACCCAATATCGCAACCCACCAGTATCTTTCGCACATCACGGGAATTGTGTGCACATCCTCGAACCTGTCCGGTAAGTCATGGACCGCCGGTGTCGCAGATGCCGCTGATGTCGTATTCCCGACAGTCACGGGTGCAACGATCGTGCGCTGGATCATCTACCAAGACACCGGCACCGCGGGCACATCGCAGCTTGTCGCGTTATACGACACAGCATCCGGGCTGCCGGTGATCCCCGATGGCACCAATATAACGGTCACCTGGGACAACGGGGCTAGTCGGATCCTCCGCATCTAGCTATGGCTGGTGTAACCGGCTGGTGGGCTGAAACATTCAGTGAACCGGCCCCTAAAGTGCTCGCCCTAGCCGGGGGCGTTCCTGGGGTTGCGGTGACGCACGACGTATACGCGTTCACGACCGGGGCAACCTTGACCCTGACGGGATCTGAGCCACCCGTCATTGGTCCACCACTGCGGCCGGGTTCGCCGGAACTCACCCTTACAGGCGGGGTCCCTGGCATTCGGGTCGGCAACGTTCTGTCGCCGGACGACGGCGAGATGGCATTGGCTGGCGATATCCCCACGATCGTTCAGTCCAACAACAACCTTGTATTCCCCACGGCAGCTGCGGGTTCACTCACCGGGGGAACGCCGACGATCATCACCGGCCCAATCCTTATCCCGACCGCCGCCACACCGTCGCTTACCGGCGGAACTCCCGCGTTGGCGCATCGTTTGGTGCCCACCGCTGCCACACCGACACTCACTGGTGTACGCCCGCTGATCAACGTGACCTACCCGCCACCCACGGTGCAGCTCACCCTCACGGGCGGCACCCCACGGATTGCCATCACAGTCACCCCGACTGGCGCAGCCCCAACCGTCACGGGCGGTATACCGTCCATAGCCCTGTCACTGGCCCCCACAGCTTCGCTGACTATTACCGGTGGGACGCCGCGCATAGTGCAGACCCTCGCACCGCCAGCAGCAGCACCGACGCTTACCGGCGGGGCTCCGCTGATTGCCGCGAAGGTAGCACCCACAGGTGCGACCCCATCCTTGACTGGCGGCACACCGGTAGTCACCACCATCCACACAGTCTCTTTCGTTGCCGCCAACGGGAACGCGAGCAGTTCTGTCACCATCCCCACTCATCAAATCGGGGATCTGATCGTCCTGTTCGCGTACAACCCGTTCTCAACCTCCGCGCCCACCAAGCCGTCGGCGGGCGGCACGGTCCCGGACTACACCTATATCGACAACGCCAACAGCGGAAGCGGATCAGGCTGCACCACCGCGTATTTCAAGGCGACAGCTACTAACACGACATCGGGGACTTGGGGCAGTGCGTCCCACATGATCGCGGTCATTGTGCGTGACCAGAACACAAGCTCGCCGATCGGTGGTCATGGCCAAGCTGCGGGAACGAGCGCCTCGTCCACTGCGCCGTCGGTGACGTTGACCCACACCGACGGGTCCTCGGTACTGCTGCATTTCCACGGCCACTCCAGCTTGGGTGCGAGCGGATGGGATGCCGCGCCAGCCGGTTACACACGCCAAGCCTCATCGGGCGCGGCGTTCGGTTCAGCGACCGCCCTCAACACCAAGAACATCACCACCACCGATGGATCTGTAGCCCAGACGGGCGGCCAGTCCGGCCAAAGCTACGCGGCAGCCACTGTCGAAATCATCAACTAACGAAAGGGCACTACCTTGACCGCAGGCACATGGACGTTCCCCAATGGGGCACGCACCAATCTACTTAACGGAACGTTCGACATCGACTCCGACACCTGGCGGGTCGCCCTCGTCACTTCGTCATCCAATATCGGTTCCTCCACCACCACTTGGGCTGGTGTCACCAATGAGGTTGCTCAGGCGAACGGCTACACCACGGGCGGTGTGGCTGTGACCCTCACCCTTTCGGGCACCACGAGTGTTACGGCGTCGTTCTCCACGAACCCAACCTGGACCGCATCAGGCGGCAGCATCACCGCAAGGTGGGCCGTCCTTTACGAGCTCGGCGGAAACGTGCTGTGCTACGTGCTCCTGGACAACACCCCAGCCGATGTGACAACCACCAACGGCAACAGTTTGACGATTGACAGCGATGGGGCACCGGCTCCCGTCTTCACCTTGTCGTAGCACTCTCACCTCCTTGTGGGCCTCGCTAGTGCGGGGTCTTTTTTAATGCCCGAAAGAGGTCGCATGTTCTCTCAACTGCTGCGTTACCCCGCCTACTACGCCGTTATCGGGTTGGCGGGGTTCGGGTTCGGAGTGTGGTTCCGGCGCTCCCGCTGGGTGACGGCGGGTCGACCAGGGCTCGATCCCCGGATCGGAGGCATCTAGTGAATTGGTTGCGCCGCAAGATCAATGAGTGGCTGGCCGCGATCTGGTGGTCGTACTAATGGCGCGCGTGGTCTACGGGAATTCGTTCTCTGAGAACGGTTGGCCAATGGTCAATTCCGATGAGTGCACATGGGTCACCGTGCCGGGTACGTCGGTTAGTCTGCAGATTCAGAACGGGCAGCCGTTGGCGATTCTGCGGGCATTCGCAGCGGACTTCAACGCCTACGTTGAACCGCTACGTGATCCAGACTCTGCGTGCTGGACACCCACCAACTCGGTGCCGACATCCAACCACCTGAGCGGTACGGCATGTGACTTCAACTGGAACGATCACCCATTCCAGGTGAGCTACGCCGGGTTCTCATCGAAAGAGACGGCAACGGTGCGGGAACTGCTCGACTTCTACGAGCAGACCGTCTTCTGGGGGCAGGACTGGCAATCCCCGAAAGATGCCATGCACTTTCAGGTCGGATACAACACCTACCAGAATCCACACACCGCGGACTTCATCGCCCGCAAGATCCGCGCCGACGGATTCTCCACGTTCCGGCGGAGTAACAAGCCGAATGGTGGCGCCCCCATCCTCGCCGCCGCTACCGGCCTGTCCGAGGCGCGTGCCGCAGAGATCCTGCCCGCCGTGTCGGACGGACTCAAGGCTAGCCAGTGCACGAACGTCAACCGCATCGCCATGTGGCTGGCGCAGGTCGGCCACGAGTCAGCCGGCTTCAATGCCACCGAAGAGTACGCCTCCGGTGCCGCCTATGAAGGTCGTGCAGATCTGGGTAACACCCAACCCGGGGATGGGGTGCGGTTCAAGGGCCGCAGCTGGATTCAGATCACCGGCCGCAACAACTACGCAGCGTTCTCGCGGTGGTGTTCGGGTAAAGGACTCGTTCTGTCGCCAACGGAATTCGTTGATAACCCGAACCGACTGGCCGAACTGCGGTGGGCCGGTATAGGTGCGGCTTGGTACTGGACGGTCGCCCGCCCGGACATCAACGCCCTGTCGGATCGGCAGGACTTAGAGACCGTCACGCGCCGAATCAACGGCGGCACCAACGGCTTGGCTGATCGTCGCGACCGATACAACCGCGCCCTACTCCAGGGCGATGCGCTTCTGCAACTACTCACTGAACCGCTGGACCCGATTGAGGAGCTACTGATGTCAGACCTTCAGGTCGAATCCCTATCCATCTACGCCACCCCAGGTGAGCCGTTGATCCCGATTGTTCGCATGGTGCAGGCCATCGACGCCGCGGAGCACCGCAAGCTCGTCGAGGACTGGGCGCGCACCGGGGATGCAGACGCACTATCCCGTATCGCCCGCACCGCGGCGGGGCAAGGGAAGTTCCGTGACGCCGCCACCATCGCACACGCCAAAGCCGTGCTCGCTGACATTGAAGCCACTAACCCTGCAGTCCTGCAGGAGTTCATCTCTCAGAAGGGACAATCATGACCGCCCAGATTCGCAAGTGGTACTACCTCATCGGCGCACTGGTGACAGCGCTCGTGCCGATTCTGGTGACCTCCGGTGTCGTCAGTGACACCCAGGGCAATGCGTGGATCAACGCCGTTGTTGCCATCGGTGGCGTTCTGGGTGCTGCGGGTCTCGGCACTGCCGGTGTGGTCTTGGGCAAGCAGATCAAGGGAGCCCCCGGTGCCGCAGCGGACAAGGCCGTCACAAGCCTGCAGGACATCCAGGCTCAGCTGAACTCCACCGCGCAGGCGGCGCAGGACCAGCTTGCCGCCGCCACCCAGGTTGCCGTGGACAGCATCACCAAGATTCAGGCCACCGTAGGCAATGTCGTCGGCCCGCAGGTTTCCCTCGGCCCGCTGGCTGCCGAGGTCATCAAGAGCGTGACTGAGTGATCCTCACCCTCGGTTCTCACGGGGAGGTAGTAGCGAGGTGGCAGCGGGTCATGTTGGCCCGCTACGCCTCCTACGCGAAAGCCGCTGACGGGGGACCGCTGAAGGTTGATTCGTATTTCGGGTACGACGACCAAGCCGTCCAGAAGGAATACCAGCGCCGAACCAACCAAGCCCAGAACGGGATTGTTTCGGCGGCCGACCTGGTGAAGCTGGGTTTGACGCCGCTGTTCTTCACAGTCGAGGGACACCTGTCCGACATGTTTGTCGGGCCTTGTGCTTTCGTGGCCTCCACTTTGGAGCGTGAAGGGCGGGCGGTATGGCGGCCTACCGGCTACGACAACGTACGGCTGCCGTTCAACAACCAGTCCGGTGTGGACGAACTCGTGAACCGGCTCGACACCAAGCTGTTTGATGACGGCACACCCTTCCCCGAAGGAACGCCGTGGAATCTGGCCATCTTCAGCCAGGGCGCCATGGTCGGCTGCGAAGTCATGGAAAAGCACGTCCTACCCACTAATGGGCGGTTGCATTACCGGCTCAAGGACTTCCGCAAGGGCATAGCCTTTGGGAACCCCTACCGGCTGATCAACCAGTGCGCGCCTTGGGTTCCCGATCCGCCCCAGCCGAACACGCAGGGGATTATGGACTGGCACTTTGACTTCCTGAAGTACCCCGAGTTGGCGGGGAAGTGGCAAGAACATGCCCGCACCAGGGATTGGTACGCCGAGAACCGGTTGGATGAAGCAGGTCAGAACATGACCGCCATCGCGAAAATCATCACCCAATCCTCCTGGACAGGTGGGGCTTCCTCGATAGTGGCCCGAATCATGGACCTCTTCATCAACCCATTCGACGGGTTAATCGACATCGTGTGGGCCATCGTGCGGACCTTCCAAGGCATCGCCCATCTGGAGAGTCACGGTACGTACGACCTGAATCCAGTCCTCGACTGGTTCCGCGCTTAACAACTGAATAGAGCCCTCGAAGCGCCCCATGAAAGGCGGTTCAAACAAATGTCCATCCGGGAACAACTGGCCGAGGCCGCCAAGCCGAAGCAGCGCTGCACATGCTGTGCATGGGTCGCTACGCAGAGTGCAGATGACCGTAAGGCTATTGAGGAATGGGTAGCCGAAGGGAAGTCGATTGAGGCGCTTGTCCGCGTGCTGCGGAATGAGGGTCTTCCGGTGGGGCCGATTCAGTTTCGGCGTCACGTGCGAGAGTGTGTGCGCTCTTGAGTATCCGTGATCAGCTTGCCGCTGCTGCAACCTCAGTAGAGGAGAAGCGGTACATCCCGGAGACGACGTTCGATGGTTCTTCGGGGCATATCCAGACCGGGACGATGAAAGCCACCGATCCGGTGGACTACACGGATCTGTTGAAGCAGTTCGGGTATGACCCGGATGCGGTTCAGATCGTTGGGTCGGTGCGTACGTCGCGGTGGCAGCAGCGTGAGGATGGGGAGTGGCTGGTTGCGTACCGGTTCAACATCGCACCCCGGCAGACAATCTCCAGTCTTGACCTTGAGTTGTTGGTCAAGAAAGCCAAGGCACGTAAACCGGTTGGTGGTCACGGTCATTGGCTTGTTTTTCAGGCATCCGATCTACAGCTGGGTAAAAGGTCACGTGACGGCTCCACGGAGCGGATCGTTGAAAACTACCTCGATACCTTGCAGCGAAGTGTTGAACAGTATCGGCATCTGAAACGGTTGGGCGTTGAGGGGATACAGATCTGCATGCCGGGAGACTGTATCGAGGGCAACGTCTCCCAGAACGGCAAGAACCTGTGGCTCACACAAGAGACCGTGACGGAGCAGACCCGGATTCTGCGACGGTTGATGGTCGCGGCGGTTGACGCCTTCCGGCCGCTGGCTGATCAGGTTCACCTCGACGTGGTGAACGGGAACCATGATGAGGCCCAGCGGCAGCAGAACACTTACCCGGGGGATGGGTGGGCTACCGAATGTGCCATCGCCGTCCACGACGCCTTGGAACTCAACCCCGCCGCCTACGGGCACGTCTCGGTGAGGACCCCCGACAAATGGTCAGGTTCGATGACCGTGCCGGTCGGGGATACGGTGGTGACGATCGCTCACGGGCATCAGTGGCGCAACAGAACCAAAGGCATGCAGTGGTGGTCCGGTCAAACCTTCACCCGCCAACCAGCCGGTGCCGCGCACATCCTGCAACATGGACACTTCCACAGCTTCGAGCTCGAAACCGACGGCGGTAGAACCCGGATCTGTTCACCGGCTTTGGATTGCGGCTCGGACTGGTACCGCGACCGCACCGGCTCCGAATCGGCCCCTGGAGGGCTCGTGTATCTCCTTGCCGCTGGCAAGATCTCCCACCTGTCAGTTGTGTAGGAGCCGCGATGAGTGAACACCCTGACGAACTCATACAGAAGTACGTCGAAGCGATGGATCAAGAACCCGGCTGGCGGGTATCAGATTTCGTGCTCATGGTCGGGTTCGAGAGAGTCCAAGCGGACGGCACCATAGAGCACACTTACGGCGTGTATGAAGGTGAGAACCAATCGCCCTGGGCTACACACGGTTTAGTCGCCAACGGTATAGAACACCTAGAACGAACTGAGTGACTACGGCTGGCTGTTCCAATGGGCTAGGTCTTCATCGTCGATCAGTGTGACGACTATCTGGGCGATCCGCTCATCACTCTCGTCAGTGCCGTAGTCCACGATCCACGCCCAGATGTCGTAGCCGCCGTCGCCGAATCCTGCCGAAAACTGCACCCCGGACCCGTACTTACTGAATAGGTTGTGACCACTACCGATTCCTGGATACTTGGCTGGGGCAAAAGCGGGGTCGGTGATCGCGGCCATGGCCGAGTCGACCGAGACGCCGCCGATGCGTTCCCATCGACCGTTGCGGCCTGGGGCTGGTGTTGGTGGTTCACCCATCCCTCAATTTTACGCCGTTGCAGTCGAAGTCGCGGTGTCTAGGCCCCGCGCGAGGAGAGCGCGCAGGGAACTAGCTCACCGTACCGCGCTCTTTTTTAGATGTATCTGGTGTTGCGTCGAAAAATAGCCCGCTGCCTGCATGTTTCTTTTTTATCCACAACCTAATCGGGGAGGGTTCCCATGGCCTTACATCCATCTGATTGGGCGTGGATCACTATGGCTGCTGGGATCGTCGCCTACGAGATAGCTTGCCCACCCGGGGAACTGCTATCGGACGCCACTGCACGGTACGGGCAGTCCCACATGTTCCTCAGCTCCGCCGTGATCGGGGTAGTGGCCGTTCATCTGCTGCGCACCACCGGACTGCTGCGGTTCATCCCCGAACAGCTCGACCTAATCCATTTGTTGGCTTCACTAAAGTGAGAGGACACCGCTATGTCTGCATGTGAGTTATCAAGGAGCACTGCGGCGGCGGGTACTTCGCGGTGAATGTCGCGGGGATCGATTCACCGATCGAACTACTCGCCGTCTTCCTAGTTGTCGCCGGACCCATCGCCGGGGCTTGGCTCACCGGGTATCTCGCCAACCGCAAGCACATTGGGAAAATGGCCTCCGAAGTCAAAGCCGTCAGGGGACAGGTGGAGAACTCTCACCAAACCAACCTGCGCGACGACCTCACGGACGTACTGAACGGCATCAATCTGATCGCCCAACGACAAGAACATCAGGGGAGAGAGATTGGCGGCCTGATCAAAGATGTTGGCGGACTGATGGACCGTGTAGGCGATCTAGCCGGGGACATCCGCGACCACCGCGACGAACTCGACACCATCGGCAAGCGCATAGACAAACTCAAGCGCTAGCCCACTCCTTAGGCCACGGCCCTAAGGACCCCATACTTCACAGCCGCCCCCGGCTCCCGTGCTTCCCCCGGCATGGTTGAGCCGGGGGCTTTTTTGCGTTCTAGCCCGGCTGGTGCCAGCCCTGGACTTCAAGTGCGTCGTACGACACCGCGGACTGCCGATCTGGGTGGCCGGGGATATAGACGGCGAGCTCGGAGTAGATGTTCGGTTCGTCGTCGGCGATCACGACATCTTTAATGTCCTCGGGTAGGTCGTACTCGAGGGGGAGTTCTCCAACGATGCGGGCAGGCAGGCCACGCAATCCCTTGGCATCGTATGGGATTGGCTGGTAGCCATCTGGCGCTGTCATTCGAGAAGGGAAAGCTGGTCGTACCTAACTTTCTCCATATCGAGCGGGTTTGCAGGCTCATATCCTGGCACGTACACGCGCAGATCGTTGTAGATGTTGGGTTCATCATCATCGATGACGACTTCACGTGTGCCTTCGGGAAACGAGGCCACCCAGCCGTCACTATCACTTGGGAACTCGACAATGATGCGTGCACGTCGACCGCGCAGCCCCTTTGCGTCCCACGGCAACGGCGGGTATCCAGGCTCGACTTCTTGTGCCATAACTAAATCATCCTCCAATACATGTCAACGTTCACCTGGATCGTCACCAAACTGTTCCCGTTCGGTCCCAAGGGGTCCGTCGATATGGACCGTGTCGTTAGGGCCAAGGTGAGCCTGTGTGGGAATAGACCCCGGGGCCACGGGCATCGCGCCACCGGGTGGAGGCTGCTGCGCAGGGACGGATCCGGGCGCGGTGGCGGGCATCCCACCTCCTCCGCGCACTGGAGGTAGGGGTGGTGGTTTGGCGGGGTCGATACCCAAACCTTGGTTGACACTGCCGCGACTGCGGGTCGAGCTCTCAATGATTTCTTGATACGCCTGCTGCGCGGCCATGCCCTTGGCCTGATTGTTTCGGAACAACTCGTTGAATGTGCGGTTCCGCTCAGTGGCGTTGAGTTGATCCGCAGCCTGTCGATCGCTCATCAAAGTGCGCGTCCATGACTTCAGGGAGTTGCGCATCTCGTACATTCGTCGCGCACGCTCGTCTATCGGCACACCCTGTCTGGCCCACTGCGCGTCAAGATCTTTCATCTTCAACTCGCCGCGCGTATAGACGGTCCGGGTCTCCTCGTTCGACAGCGTGCCATGCGGGTAGTCCGGCAGACCAAGGGCACCTGACGGGTTCGTAGGTGCCGGTTCTCCCGGCTTTCCATGCCCGTCGTCGAGCATGCGTACCGTGCCATCTCGGCCATCGAACTTGATACCGCCAAGCTCCCCGGCTTTCTCCTTGAGTTGGCGACCGACCTGAGTGTCGGCTTCCTCGAGCTGTGCGGCACGGAACCGAATGAACTCGGCATGCTGCCGGCCCAACTTCTCACGGTTGGACCGCTCACGATTGTCATCCGAAGGGGGTCTTCCATCTGTAACTGATAGGTCCGAGCCCACCTTGAAGCCGTCGGCTTCGGTTTCGTTGATGGCCTCCAGCACGTTGGTTTTGGCGCCGGCAACGTCTGCTGCACCGCGCTGGGCGATCTGCGCGGCCTGCTCCATCACGTCGGATTGCTGGCGCACGATCGACATGTCGGCCAGCCCCCGAGTTTGGGCGGCGTCGTGGGCTTGCCCCTGCCAGTCAGATCCACCCGGTGCGGCGAGGTTTCTTAGGTGCTGGCCGAATAGGTCCTCGGACTGGCGCCCCATGGCGTGCAGCTGCAGCGCCGCCTGATCAAGGTGGGAAGTCTGCCAGTTCTCTATCTGCTGCCGAGTGAGCATCTACATGGCCTTAGCGATGTCAGCAGCGCTACGCCCCTCGGTGCTGTCATATGCCCCAGCCCCGGAACGAAGGGTGCTGGCCTGCCCGGACGCCCTTTCGGCCTGGCTGTCCCGTACCGCAGCTGCCGCGGACAGAATCGCCGCTACCCCGGCATGACTGGGTTGGCCACCGGAGGCGATGGTAGGGCTGTTCGATAGCGATGACGCGACTGCATCACTGCGGGCTGCCCCGGAACGTAGGCCGTCGGTGTTGGTGTCGAGCCGTCCCGCCAT